ATTCAAAACAATTTCGATATTAAACATTTCGTGAGGATTCTGATGAAATGAAGACATACCTGAGGGCTATGGTCCTTGCTGCTGCGTTCGTGTTTTTCGTCTTCGTGTGCGTCATGGCTTTGCCGTGGCTCATCAACGAGGGCGGCACGCTCGGCATGTTCGGTATCCCGTTCGTCGCGGTTACGGCCGCAGCGCTTCTCGTTCTCGCAGTAAAACTCGCTTTCAACCCGGAGAAACTCCAAAAATGAAGAAATACTTTCGCGTAGTGATGATGGCCGTCGCAATGGCACTCATGGCGTGCGGCATGTCCGCGTGCGATAACGTGCCGTCCGGCTATGTCGGCGTCAAGGTGCAGAAATACGGTGACGATCGCGGCGTTCAACTCGAAGTGAAGGGGCCGGGGCGCTACTTCGTCGGACCGACCGCTGATATCTTCGTTTTCCCGACGTTCACGCAGTCCTACATTTGGGACAAGGCGAACGGGGACGAGTCGTTCAGTTTCCAGACCGTCGAGGGCCTGAGCGTCAACACAGATATCGGGATCAGTTACAGCATTCCGCGCGAGAACGCCCCGAAAGTATTCCAGAAATACCGGCGTGGCGTCGACGAAATCACGGGCGTTTACCTGCGCGCGATGGTGCGCGATTCGCTGAACATGGCGGCGGCTTCGATGGGTGTCGAGGACGTGTACGGCAAGGGGAAGGCGCAACTTCAAGCGACTGTCGAGAAGGACGTGAAGATCGAAGCGGCGAAAGTCGGCATCACCGTCGAGAAAGTCTATTTCGTCGGCGAAATGCGACTGCCGGATCAGATTCGCACGTCGATCTCGAACAAGATGGCAGCAGCTCAGCAAGCGCAACAGAAGGAGACGGAACTGAAATCGGCCGAAGCCGACGCCGCGAAGGAGATCGCACGAGCAAAGGGCGACGCTGAAGCGATCCGGATCAAGTCGGAAGCCATGCGCTCGAACCCGATGTATTTGCAGGACAAGGCGATCGACAAGTGGGACGGAAAACTTCCGCTCTACACGCAAGGCGTGCCGTTCGTGAAAACACTCCCGTAATCCATCGACGACAAGGCCCGCTTCGGCGGGTCTTCAACCATCATGAAACAGTTTCTCATCCTCTGGATTCAATTCACGTTCCGAATCCCGCTCAGTCCGTTCCTGCCGTCGAACTGGCGCGCGTGGAAGGAGTGGTGGGGCCAAATGTTCTTCTACATGGCAATCACAAGCCTATGGATATCGCTGACCGTCACCTTACCTATCTCTGCGCCCTTACTGGCGCTCGTTCAGTGTCGTCTGAACACTCGCGCCGCTCGGATGCGGGAGAAGGCGATGCAGGAGTTCGATGCTCATCACAGGAGTTCGCAAAAATGACGCTCGAAGAAGAGTTGATCGCGGCATATGACCGCTACCTGTGCCGCATGGCGAGTCTCGGAAAGACCGATGAGCAATGGAACTACGACGAATTCTGCGTGAAATCGATGGACGCGGTATCGATCAAGTGTCGGCGCAACGGTCAAAAGGACGCACAGAAAGAACTTCCAATCGAACTTCAACGGAATCCGAAGTTGGGTCGCCGGTCGGAATGGAGTTGACTCGAATCATCCGTTTCTGATAACATCACAGCTTCTCAATAACCGGCATATCCAACAATGGCAGTCAGCAAACTTCGTCGTGACGTATCGAAAGGTCGAGCAAAGATCGCACATGTCGGAAAGAATGATGAATGGCGAGTCGTCACGACGAGCGCAGGCCCGAAAGGCGAGTTTCATCACGTGCAATTCCGAGGTCAATCGTGGGTTCATTCCCCGTCGCTCGCGGCCGGCGTCCACGCGTGTAACACGATGGCGGAAATGCCGTTCGAGTCTTTCACGCTCGCCGATCGTCAAAAGATGATCTACGTTCGTCGCATCACGACGGCCTACAATCCCGCTTCTCTGTGAGGGCAGAATGAACATTCACTACAATTCGACAATCATCAAACCGCGCGCCAAGTACAATTACACATTCGGTGTCTGGTTCGTCCGATATCCCAACAGCGCGAAGGGAATCGGTTATGGAGGTGTCGGCGGCGATCTCGATTCCGCTCTGAAAATAGCGGCAGAAGAGCATCACAAAGAAATTCAGAAGCGAGCGCAATGAAGCCGCGCCGCCGGTTCCACTGCCGCTGTAGGAAGTGCGATAGGCGGCGAGTCTTTCGCGATAATCCGGAAAAGGTTGAAGCGAAATTGTTTCCACGGTGTGAATGCGGGAAGCGAGATTGGCGTCTCGACAAGTGGATGAATAACCGAGACACCGGAAAGACGCGCTGTGATTGCGCCGGCTACAGTTTCCCGCACCGCATGTCGACGATTTATTGCTGGCACCGCAAGGACGGATCCGATCGTCTGCCGGGTCATGAGGATTTCTGGACTCGCGACATGACACAGGAACAGCACGACGAACTGGTTCGACGCTATGACGAAGACGTTACCGCTTGAAGGTGGATACGACCACGGACCGTTGTTCGAGTTCAGATCGCGTCGCGGAATCATCCACAGGAACGCATGGTTGCACGGCGCACGCCGACGCCGTACAGAGCGGGAGCAAACCCCCGCATGGGTCGATCGCAAGGCGATAGCGGACCTGTACAGAAAAGCGCGACGCCTCACGCGCGAAACAGGCGAGCGATACGTGGTCGATCATATCGTTCCGTTGCGTGGGAAGACAGTATGCGGTCTGCACTGGCACGGGAACATGCGGGTTATGCACTGGCGCGAGAATGCACAGAAAGGCGCGTTCGAGTGGCCCGGCATGCCATTTGAACAAATAACACTCTTTTGATGAAAATCTGTTGATCCTGAAATACTTTCTGAGTTAAGATTCTTCAATCGACAACGTAACACCCAAACGGAGATAGTGAAGTGACCGAACAAAAGACCCTGACCACGACGTTTAAGCAGAAAATCGCATCGGGCGAAGTCAAGCGCGCCGATATGATGAAGTGCCGACTCGAAGACCTTTACGTCGAAGAAGGCTTCAACCTTCGCACGCCGTTCGATCAACTCGAAGGTGAAGCCCTTCAAGAAGTTCTCGACGCCGACGAAGCGCTTTATGAGTTCATCAAAGCTGGCGGTCAGATTCCGCCGCTCGAAGTTCGCCCGCGCGCGGAAGGTGGCGTGTGGGTCGTCGAGGGCCATCGCCGCCGCCGCGTGCTGATGCGTTGCGATGCTGAAGGCGTTCCGCTGCGCGACGGCAAGCCGGTTCCCGGCGGCGATCCGCGCGGCGAACTGTGGGTTAAGATCGAATCCTTCACGGGTGACGACGCTGACCGCAAGTCGCGCATCCTCACGTCGCAAGACAACCTGAAGCTGCACGCGGTCGAAATCGCGAACGGCTATCTCGAACTGTCGAAGTTCGGGTGGACGAACGAGCGTATCGCGAACCTGCGCAAGAAGACCCCGCAACACGTCGCACAGTACCTCATCGTGGCCGGCGCGGACACCTATGTGAAGTGGGCGATCCGTAACGACAAAATCGCATTCACGGAAGCGGTAAAGATCGTTCGCAAGCACGGCGACGGCGCGGCACAATTCATCAAGGATAAGCTGTCGGGCGCGGGGAAGAAGCTGACCGCCGCGACGATCGGCTCGAAGAATCTGCCGAAAAAGATCGTCGACGAGGTTGAAGCCTCTACGATCTTCGTCATCGACAATCTCACCGCAGAAGCGAGCGAGGCAATCGCGAAGGCCGCACTCAGCCCGGAACAATTCGCCGATGAAATCGTAGAAATCCGTGCCGGCGATCTCGCGGAACTGCTGAAGGCCGTCAACGCGATCAAGGAAGAGCGCGCGAAACAGGCCGAGAAGCGCGCGGAAGCGGCCGGAATCGACCCGCGCAAGAAAACGCCATCGGGTCTGACCGACGAAGAAGTCGAAGAGGCACAAAGCTGACAAATTGCGCACAACGATCTAACAGTAACATTTCGGTGTGCGCTTCTCAGTATATCCCCTACCGAAAATTGTTTTCTTCATACTTCCTTTCCAAAATTTTTGAGCTATAAATGAATCGTCGCTTCTGAGAATCAAAGATCGACGTTCACTTTTGCCACTTTTTGGAGAGTCACCATGTCACCGCGCGCTAAAGAAGTAAAGCAATCCGTCTTCCTCCAAGCATCGCCCGCGAAGGACCAGTTGATAGCCGTCTACCGCGAACTTCAGAAAATCCCTCGGACTATGGTCGCCCGGCGTCAGCTTGGCGTAATCATTTCGAATCTGAACACGTGGCAGCAGCGGTATATGCCGGAAGCCTCGATTCCCACGTGGGAGACGATGGAGTTCGACGCCGGCCTCGATCAAGCCGACAAAAACCGGTTCCCGTACACGCGGGCAGAGATCGATTTGATGCTCAAGAAGTACCGCGAGGTGGGGTATCTAGGCATGGATTCCGAGGAAAAGAAAATTCTGGCTTGGTACGATGAACACTACGTTAGCGGCCCGGAGAACGGAAACGGAAAGCATTAAAATGGCAACTTTTCAAGCAAGTTGCGCGAAGATTCTAAGGCCGCGCAACTTGCTAAGGGCGACGCCGAGTGAAAGTGTAACAATCCGAAACAACCGGGGCGCGGCGTTCCGGTTGCTCGATAATCGACATGGCGACTAACCCAACAGGAGAGCCGACTATGTCAAAGAATTTTACGTTCGTTGTCCCAGATAACGGCGTCTTTAATTTCTCCCCGCTCCGAATCCTCGAACTCGACCAGAACCCGAAATTTCCCGGAACACTCGCCGTAAATAGCAACCTGAGCGTAAAGGGTACGATCAGTTCGTCGAACGATGCGAACCCCGCCAGCCCGACCAACACGGGCGTCCTCTTGCTTTCCGGAACAGGTATCGCCGACGTTGTGCTTTACGATGCGTCGCAGACTGCGAACAATCGCGAGGCGGAATGGATGTTCTTTCAGGGAAAGCTACAGGCCCGCGTGAAGAACGATTCGGGGAGCGCCGCGAAGGTTCCGCTCGCGATTACGGCTGGATATGCCTCTGGTATCAAGGCGATCGACAGCGATTCCGGTAGCGGTGCGTGGTCACATACCGGAGACATGTCCGTGTCGGGCGTGTTCACGATCAAGTCGAGCTACACCGTGGCGAATCTGCCGGCACCTTCTGCCGCGCTGAAGGGCGCGCGTACCGCTGTCACAGACGGGAAATTCGTTTCATGGGGCGCAGACGTGACAGGCGGCGACACTCAGTTCTCTCCGGTGTACTGCGACGGCACGAAGTGGGTGTACGGCTGAGATCATTCTCACAAACACTCTTGCGCAATCATCCAAAGGTGGTTAATATCTTGTTCATAGATCAGATGAACGGAGATAGCATGGTTCGCGTAACGGTGCGCCAGAATTTTGTAGAAAAAGACCCCATCGTTTTCTGTCAGCATCCAGACGAACATATTGCCTTGAAATGTGTCGCCGCCGGGTTCGCCGCGCACTGCGCAAAGTCCGGAATGCGCCTTGACGTTCACTCGGAGTTTGTCGTCGACATGCTCCGTCAAGATTTCGGATACCACGTCTCGATCGAAACCGACCACTAGGCCGAAACATACGCGTCCGCAAGGCAGTAGAGCGGGCGCGGTTGCAGCGTGTGGCGCTGCCTGACGATGGCCGTCAACTTTATCGGAGATAACCCAATGAATCTTTGCCCCGTACAAATCGAGTTGTTGAAAGAAGTGCGCGCTGCGTTCGATGAGATCGACTGCGCCCGGCGAACCGGATACATTTGCCTCGAATTGAATCGCATCGCGCGCGCTGGTCGTGGCCGTGAAGAACTCTCACACGAGGCGAAGAGGCTGTTCGACGCGATTCAATACGCAATAAGTCCGAATATGACGATCGAAATGTGGATCGCGCGGCGTTACACGAACTGGTATAGGTTCAGCATAAGCGAGCGCCACTATCTCACGCACATGGCCCGTTGCGCATGGCTCGACCGCATGATCGAAACCGGAGTTTGCGCGTGAAACGATATCAATTCGTTTTTAGTATCAAGCCGCGCCCGCAACCGTGGGCCCCCGGAATGGCCGTGATCGGCGCGTTCAGCGGAGCCCCGCTTATCCTGCCTTGCGAGCCGTTCACCGAAGCGTCTCAAAAGATGGTGCGTGAGGCTGACCTGTGCATCTACAAGGCTATGGCTCATCCTCTGAATTGATTTCAACCAAAAGTGTTGACGAGCAACGGAAACGAGTTCATACTCTGTTCCGTTGCTTAATCATTTCCGGAGATAACCATGTCGAACCGATACATCGTGAAGGGCGTCAATGACGAGCGCGATTTTTGTGAATGCTGCGGCAAGAAAGGGCTGAAGCGCGTCGTCTGGATCGAGGACACGGAAACCGGCGAAATCAAGCACTTCGGCACGACGTGTGCCGCGCAACCGGTCAAGGGTTTCGGCGTCGATCGCGAAATTCAATACGCGATCCGTCAATTCGACAACCGCGCAAAGGAAATCGGCCGGATGACGCTCTTTCATTACAAGAAACTCGGCGGAAAGTACATCGCGCATCCGACGAAAGAATTTTCGTTCGTTCCGGAAGACTCGGACCTTTATGCAAAGGCCCTCGCGGAAATGACGATCGAGGTTGATAAGTTCTACTCAGGGTTCAAGGCTATCAAATGACCAAACAAAAACGATCGAACGGGTCGGTCATGCGCACGCGACCATGCTGCGTCGAAGGATGCGAGAAGCCGGCCTACATCAACTTCCGATGCCATGAGCATCATCGCCGGTTTTTGCTCGGATTCCAGACAGAGGACGTGCCGGCCGAAACTCGCGATCTCGTGCGCGAACTGTTCAAGACTCCAAAAACGGTTCGGCAGGTTGCGGACCTGACCGGAATCGATGCCGCGACGGTCGTCTCGGCCGCTTGGCAATCTGGCGCGACGATCCTGTTCAACCTGCCTGATGGCGCGGCGGTATTCAGCACGGCGCGCGTCGAGGGTATCGCCTCGTATCGCCTCGTGGCTGAGATCATGCAGCTATCGCCCGGCATGTCGTGCACGGCAATTGCGCGCCTCGCTCAACGATCGAACGCAGCGACAAGGCGTATCGTGCGGGAGTTTCATGAGAACGGGCTCGCGCACATTTCCGGATGGAACCCGATTCGACACGGACACGAACCGCGATACATGTTTTGGGCGGGCAAGGATGCACCGAAGCCGGCACCGCTCACGAGCCAGCAAGTAAGCGAGCGATACTATCGGAAGAACCGCACGTCGACCGAGTTCAAGATCAAGCGCGCTAACCGTCGCCGCGCTGAGAAGCTGACGAAGAACGTGCAGCGCGATCCGATGATCGCAGCGTTTTTCGGGCCTTCATCAAAAAGTGTTGACCATGAAATGATTTCGTGAGACTATTCTTTCACTGATTCATCACTACCGGAGATAACGAAATGACGAAGACCGAAATCCAAGCGCTGAAAAACATCGCCGCGCGCCTGAAGGAGCAAAACTGCGGATGCTCGAATAGCAACCGCAACGCCGAACTCGTCGCCGAGTGCAACAAGCGCGAGATTGAAGCCGTTTCGCGCATCTACCTCGACACGTGGATCATTTCGGCGCTCGATCTGTTGATCGAAGGCGGAAACCGTAACGCCGAACTCGCGCGTAGCCTTTCGTCGAAGTGATCGGAGATAACGAAATGGTTCTCAACGCAAAGCAAGTCGAAATTCTGCGCAAGGCGCGCGTCATGATTGGTCTGAAATTCGACCATGAGAATGACGCGCGATGGAAGCGAGTATCGGAGTTCATCTGTCATGCGATCGACGATGCGTGCCAATGCGAACGGGCATCGGCTACGGAAAACAACGATCTGTTGTCGATCATCCGGCGCGGTCTGCGATCGCGTCATGGCTTTCAGGAAACGTTCGTCGGCTGGTACGTCGACGAGGTTCCGTTTGACATCCGGTTTTCTGGCAAGCATATCGAGAACGAGGACGAATTTATCGTGCTTGCTCGCCTGTGCTGGCTCGATCGCATCATCTACATCAACGAATCGAGGGACTACCAATGATCATCACCATCGTTTGTTCGACGCTCGCCTTCATCATGGGCGCAATCCTCGGCGCGACCGGCATCATCTGGTGGGGTCTTCGGGAGGTCATGTGATGAATACGTGGCTCGTGGCCGGCGCGTTTCTCGCGTTCTACGTGTGGGTCGTCATGCCGATCCTTTCATACTTTTTCGGGAAGAGTGATGAGTCTTGAATTGAAAGTTGGCCAAGTATGGCGCGCAAAGCGTCCGGCCGCTGCGGGCTCGTTCCTGTGCCCGATGATCAACGATCGTCAGATCATCTGGATCGATTCATTCGGGTCTGAAATCCAATACGACTCGCCGAGCGTCGCGCCGGGGCGGAAGTATCCCAAGGTAACGCGCGAGGCGTTCGAGAAGTGGGCGGGCCGCGAGGTAAAATCCGAACTACCGCCGGGTGGCGAGTGGGCGCGGTGGAACGATCAAGATCGGAGTCAAAATAAATGATCATGTTCACAGAGGCGCAATTGCGCGAGTTCGCAAAGAAGTGTTTCCTCGCCGGGTTCGAGGCGTCCGCGCAAGGCTGGAACGGAGAATTCGGGATTCGGACCGACTCGGACAGAAAGCACCTATCGGATTTCGCCGACAACGAAGTTCGAGACATCATGGAGAAAAGGTGATGAGGCGCGACATTTCCATCATCACGGAACGGAAGCATCTGAACAACACGGGAACGTCGCGCATGTTTCGCATGTATCAACCCGATCCGATCAATCCGTTCACCCTTCGTCTGAATCAAGAACGCGAGGAACTCGGACGCGTTGATGATTTGGTCGAGAACCAAAAATCGTTACTTCGTTCCGTACTTGCCGCATCACGCGAAGCGCGCCGCGAACGAGCGCAAAAGAAGCGCGCTGCCGGTATCAAGCGACTCGACCATTGCGCGTTCGGCACGGACCATTGGGAGTTCCGATGGACCGACAAGAAGTATGGCGTGACCGGAACGTTCAATTGCTTCTCGTCGCGTTCGGACGCAATCAAACAACTTCGCCGCGCCTACAATCATCCGGATTTCGCTGGATTCCGCGATTTGCCGGTGGAAATTGTTTTCGTTCCCGGTCTTGCGCGCGACGCATAATCGGGTTAGGATTATGATTCATCAATAACGGAGATATCAGAATGAGTGTAACAGCGCGGATTCGCGTCGAGGTCGAGGTGACTGTCGGCACGTGGGGCCAGAAAAACACGGTCGCCGATATGGTCGAGGTCGCCAAGCAGGAAGGCACGCAAAAGCTGTCTAACATGATCTACAAGGGCGGCGGAAAGATCGTCGGTGAACCGAAAGTGATTCTCGTCGTCGGCACGGAGGACTGATCATGTCGAGCCTCGACGTTTTCATGAAAGAATGGTACACGCCGATAGCGCTGCGCAAGATGCGCCGCGAAGGGTCGACGAATTTCCGCATCTACTGTGTCGGCTGGCTGGAAACGGGCGGTCCGAGCGACACGTGGGACACGCTGGAAATCATCGGCGCGGAGTTCCGCGAGGTCAAGCGCGGCCCGCGTAAAGGTCAGCTTGGGATCATGGTTCCGGGCACGATCGTCAAGGCGTATGTCGGGGTCAAGGAGAACCCGAATTACGAAGAAAAGGTGAAGTCGTGAATCTGACAGACGATCAATTGAAGGCGCTGAAGTTCGCACGCAACCGCATTCAGTGCGGCGCAAAGTACATCTGTCATGCCGTCGCGGAGTTCTACAAGGCGAATGACGATGCGATAGAACACGAAGAACTGAACCACGCGATTCTCGTCTACGGTCTGCGCGACAAATGCACGAGTTTCGCCGGATTCGTTGAGGCCATGCACGACGATATCGTTCCGATCATTCAACAAGCGCGAATCCGCTGGCTCGACGAAATGATCGAGAAGGGCGATGTCACGCGCGCGGACGATCATGCGCGATGGGCTTACGAGCAATCGCAAGGCCCGCAAGGATGGCAGAAGCGATATGACGGCAAGCCGGCGGTGCGGGGGCCGTATGATCCGGCGTAGCGTGACCGCGCAGTGCGGCGCTGAGATCGATCGGTTCCGGATGCGGTATGTCACGGCCGACTCTGCGTCCCGGCGGCGAATCGCTCTGACCTGTCAGTTGATCTGGCATATCGGTTTAGACCGTGAACTCGATGACGACGATGGCGAAGCGCGTCAAGAGGCACACGTAAGACGTTTATCACCTGTGGAGTAAGACATGGAACTCGAAGTTTGCCCCGGCATGAAAATCACCCCGATCGCGAGCGAAAACCCGACGCCGGGAAAAGCGAGCGTTCACGAACTGGTCATCGATCATCCGAACAGGACGACCCCGCCGCTCGTTCTCAAAGGAACCGGCGACGCGTTGCTCAAGATGCTTTCGGCGTCGGAAAACACGGTGCGCGAAATGATCGCGTTCGAGGTCGCGGCGAAGGCGCTGAAGAACTCGCGAGTGACATCGTGAAAGGGCCGCGCATGAGGACACCGCGCGAGGCTGCGTGCGGTGCGGTTCTCGATACGCTGCACGATATCAAAAAGATGCAGGCAAACCTTTTGGGCGACGATCCTTTCTCGGTCTGAGCGGTCAGGAACTGTCGCCTGAGTTCCGGCAAGAGGTCTTCGTCCGTCTCGATTTTCTGAAGGCTGAAATGACCGCCGCTTACGAGTGGCTCAGGAGTGGAAAATGACGTTTCAATTTTTGGCGCGCGACGATTTCGGTCGCACTAAGGCGCTCACGAAGGAGCAATTCGAACTCGCGTCGACGATGATTGTTGATCTGGTGAATGGTCGGGTAAGCCCGTCCAAGGCGAACAAGAGCATTCTGCGCTTGCTGGAAAACGCGGGCATCCCGGTCAAGTTCGGAGAGGAAACAACGTGACAACGTGGACACTGATCCTTGTCATCCTCGGATATAACGCCGTCGCTGTCGACCACATAGACGGGTTCCAGTCGAAAGAATCCTGCATGGATGCCTTCAACAATACGTGGTTGGTCGTGAAGAATTCTCGCGAAGACAAGCGAGCGTTAGGCTACTGCACGAAGAAATAATTTTCGAAAACCGTTGACCGACTCCAAAAAGGGTGAGACTATACGTTTACACCCTTTTTGTGCTTACCGGAGATAACGACATGGCAAACCTTCCGAAACTGATCCGCACGAACTTCGACGACGGCAACTTCTTCCAAGGCAGCGAGGAAGGCGGTTCGATCCGGATCGGCATGAACGGCTACCGCTGCATTTCGTTGCCTGTCGGAAACAAGTTTTGGGCCGAAGCATCCGAGGCACTCGATGCGGACGCAATCGAAGCCCTGTTCGATAAGTGCGTCGAAAACGGCCTGATTCCCCTTTAATAAAACGGAGATAGCCGAAATGAAACTCACCAAAGAACAAATCTCGAAGAAGGCACACGCGCGCACGATGCGCCTCGGCGACCGCATCATCAAGCAATGGGGCTCGGAGAAGAAACAACACGCCAAGCGTCGCCGCCTCACGCGTCGAATGATGCGCTGCATGGCGGTTCATTTCGAGGCATCGGAACTTCTGTCGGCTCCGGATGCCCTCCGATGGGCGCGCAAGTTTTAATCCAAAAGTGTTGACATGGTGAAATGGTTTCGTCGATAATCATTTCACCGCAACGAACCGAGATAACTGAAATGACGAAGAAAATCAAACCGCGCGAAATCGAAGGTTTCGACAATGCTGCGATGGTCACAGGCGAAGAACTCGCCGCGCTGCTGAAGCGTGCACCGTCCGGCTCGAAGTTCGTTGTCCACGCAAGCATGGATGCGGCGATCATCGACAATCCGGAGTGCGTCTATACGAAGGCGATTCGGGCCTGCCTCAACGTAGCGCGTGCAGAGGCGATCCGATTCGCGAAGGGCGCACTCAGCGAGCGGCAGGAAGCGCGCGGCGCTCGGTTTCGTGTCTACACGTCCTTCTACACGCGCACGTATCCGCGCGAAAAGGAAGTTACGACGTACTGGATCGTTTGACCAACAGGAGATACAGAATGAAAATCGAAGTCGAGCCGCGCGAATGGACGCGCTTTGCTGATCTGAAACCCGGCGAGATTTTCTCGCATGCGCGGCGCGAGTCGTCGATCAATCAGCACCCGGCGAATTACGTGGTCTATTACTACGTCTCGCTCGGCGATAACGGCGCGATGCCGCTCGCGGGCCAGTGCATCGAGGCGCGCACCGTCCACCTGCGATCTGATGAAAAGGTCGTGCGCGCCGACAACGTTCGTTTGTCGTTCAAGTCATGATGAACTCCAAGGAAGTCGCCTACGTCGCCGCGCTGCGGGCTCAACTCGTCTCGCTGCGTGCGCGCCTGAACTGCGCGAACGAGTTCACGCTGAACCGTGATCTGCACGTCGAGCGCGTCATGCTCGCGCGGCAAATCGATGCCCTCTCGGATGAGGCCGATCGAATCGAGGCGAAGGCCCGAGAACGCGCGGAGAAAATGAAGGCTGTTCTCGATAAAACGTGTTGACCCTTTCCGGTTGATTCTGAGATAATCGATTCGCTCAATCAACCGAGATAACCGAAATGCTTCATGTTCTATTCCATGCGCTTCCGTTCGCTATCGGTTTCGCAATGGCGCTTTTTGTTTTCGCTGTGCATCAACAGCTAAAGGTGAAATGATGAACAATTCACAGAACCGCCGCGCGGCCGCTCGATTAATGCGGGACACGCGGAAACTCAACAACTATCAGCGGCACGGATCGCGCGCGGTCAAGGTCTTCATCCGCCGGGCTCGGCAGGCATGCTGGACGGTCGGCCGGATCGTCGACACGCTCGACGCGGGCGAACGCTATTTCACATGGAGTCGTGCATGAAACTGAACGAAATTCATATCGAAATCCTTCGCGCGGCGAAGGAACATATCGATCATCGTGTGTATATCTGCCATGCGATCGAGTTCGGACTTCGCGATGTAATCTATCGGAACGGCTGGCACAAGAAGTCTGAAGAATTGATCGACGCGATTCAGCGATCGCTCAGTGGGTCGACGGTCGCCGGCTTGATCATTCGATCAGGGGTGTCCGGCACGGCCGCGATGCGCGATCGGGGCTCGGAAGAGGTGGACTCCGAAACGCTCACTCGGAACGATCGTGAATACGGCGATTGGGTCGAGCGCGTCAGCAACCTCGCGCGTCACGCATGGGTCGAACGCATGATCGAGACGGGGGTGTGCGCATGAAACTCGTCTACATCACAGACGCGCAACTCGCCGCGATTAACGCGCTTGCGAATCTCGGCGAGGCGATGGGGAACACGACGATCGTCGAGCATGCTCGCGAATTCCTGACCGCTGCGGCTCGTTCCGAGGACAAAGGTTCGTACCGCGCGAAGCTGGACCTTCCGATCGCGCCCGAACCGCGCACGGCTGACGAAGCAACGTTCGTGATTCGCACGTTCGAAATTCCGAAGAGCGGTCTGTACCTGTACCGCGACACCGGCCCGCTCGAAAATGGAGACGCATGATGAAAAGCCCAAATCTGATTCAAGCCGATGACCTGCGCACGCAGAACATGTCGGCAAACCTGAAGGGACGATGGGTGTCCTGCCGGCCGATCGCAGTTCCGGCGACGCCGCGCATTTTCGCGCGCTTCATCCTTGCGTGGGGCGTTTTCGTCGGAAAGTACGACGCACTGAAATGGTTCGAGCAATGAAGACCGCCGGAGAACTTCTCCTTCAACTCGAACCCTACATGGATTCGATCGTGTGCTATGCCTCGACGCTCAACGAGCATGAGGGGAACCGGCTCGCGAAAGAGGTCGCGGAATATCTCGCCGCGAGCAAAGAAGAGAAGCCGGGAATCGATCGGCCTCTGTCTTCCTACGGCATGCTCGTGCGCGCGTTGCGCATCGTGACGGGTACGAACCTCATGGAAATGTCGAAGGCATGGGGAGCGAGCCCGGCAACGCTTTCCGGGCTCGAATTCGGCCGTCACTATGTGAGCAAGCACACGGTGCACAAGGCTGCGAAGTTTTTCGAGGGTTACGGGCTCCCTGACGTGTATAATCTTCTCTGGATTGCAGCAGAGAAGGCTAACGAAGAATGGAGAAAGAAATGACGCAGGAAAAGTTCACGGTTACGGAGGATATGGTCCGTGAGGGTGATGCTTACCTTCAGGCTCTGAACGCGTTGCATATCGTTACCGATGGTGTCACGTCAGCAATGTGGGCGGCCGGCGTCGCGTTCGGCCGGCAGGACGCAGCCCTGAGCGCGTTGAGGGATTCAGAGCGCAACTGGACGCCGATGAAGGAAGGAAAGTCGGAGTTCGTCTTGAAGGTCGACGCGAGCGAGATCGAAAAGACGATCAAGGCCAGCATGCAAGAAATTCTGACGGGCGCGGTCATTCTGTCGGAACTCGAACGACAGGCGATCATCACCGCGCGCAACTGGTGCCGAAACACTGTCGGCGGGGAGCATGGCGAGGCTGTCGCGAACCGTCTGGACGACGTTATCGGAAGGATTTCGAAATGACGCCTCCGGCAATCAAATGGACGCTCATCGCATACGGAGAAAGCGACTTCCCGCAATGTCGCCTCGTGTTCGAGAATGGCGATTTGCTGCGTGAAATTCTTTCGCTCATCTACACGAACCCGGATGAAGCTGACTCGGATTACGTCGATTCGATCCGTCGACAACTGGATGATCCGGACGAGTGGTTTTGCGCCAGTGGCGGTAACAAGCTGGAAATTCGTTTCGAAATCGGCGGTATCGACGTTTGGAGGTTGGCATGACGGACGACAAAGAGCGCGGCCTGTTCAAGAAGTTCCACGTCACGCGCGTGGACGGCAGCAGCGCGCCGGGGCAGAAGCATGAGAACTGCGAATATGTCGTTTTCGACATGAACCACGACGGGTTCGCGCGGCATGCTCTTCGTGCGTATGCGCGGGCCTGCGCGGACGAGTTCCCGGCGCTCGCTGCTGATCTGATCAAGCGGTATGGGCTCGATCAGCACGAAGCAGCGCCGGCCGAGCGGTCGACCGACTACTCCGAAGGCTACGATGACGGGCTCAACGCAGGGCGCGAGATTCTTGAGGATATGCGTGCGAAGGTCGAGCGACTGGAAGCACGTTTGACGGTCGCGCAGCCCGAACCGGAAGTGGCGGGCGAACGAGCGGCACCCGATGTGCCCGAGAAGCGAGACGCAACCGATCCAGAGCAGCAATGGAGGGAATTCTGGCGGGAGATTTGCACCAATGCAGATGGCTCGATCAATCTTGATCAGGTGAAGAAAGAGTTGTCAGATTTCTCGATGCTCTTGTCATGGGTTCCTCGCGTCTACATGCACGTTACTGGGGGCCGGGTATCGAAGGTGAATACGTGGCCTAGCGTCGTTGTTTCGCTGCACGACGATCATGTAAACGAACTGGTCGAAGAGGCTTTGCGTGATGAAATCGAATCCCACGCCTCATCGCCCGTTGCAGCGTTCTCGAAAGACGTAATCCGCGAAGTGTTCATGGCGCACGGCTTCACGATCAAGGAAGGGCAACCCGACTTGAAGCCCTACGTGTACGAGGCGGCATATGCACTTCTCGCCCGCTTCTCGTCGCCCAATGCGGCGGACGGTTCCGACATCGACGCATGTATCGAGGCTCTGGTCGACGCCGGCTCGCTGATCGGCGAACGTTTTCGCGCGCGCACGCAACTCGATATCGCAATCGAGCGGGAAGTATCCCGGCGCACGTCCGTCCCGATCGACATGATCCTTCATTGTCCGACGTGCAACACTCAACACGTCGACGAGGCGAAAGGCGAATGGACAAACCCGCCGCACAAATCGCACCTGTGCCACGTGTGTCATAACATCTGGCGTCCTGCCGACGTTCCGACGAACGGCGTTCCCGCGATCAAGACCATCGGCCAAAACGATACGGTCGACAACCGAATGGAGTTCTGAGAAGCATGGAATTGATTTCGATTCAAGCTGATTGCGGCCGGCGACTGACGCCTGAGGAAATCCGCGCGTTCGGCTTCTCGTTCGATCTGGACGATTTCCAACTGACCGCGATTCAAAAGATCGGCGAAAACTACACCTATCACTACATCGTAGAACTCGGTTCGAAATCCGACCCTGTGCGAGTTCTCGAAGCGCTGAAACATTTGACCTGACGCACAAAGCCCGAAAAGTGATATACTGATCGGGCTTTGTTATTTGGAGATAACTGAAATGAACGAAATTGAGGAAAGGGTCGTTTGCGTCCCGGTTCTGATGTTCAGTCTGGAACGAGAATTGACCGTGGCCGATCGAATCCGGATCGAGGAAACGGGCGTCTCGATGGAACACAACTACACGACGACTCGCGCGGACGTTGTGACGAAGCAAGTCTTCTACGTTTATCCGTCGAGCAAAACGAGTCTCGCTCTGTTGGTCACGGTCCTTCAGAACGTCGCGGCGGGGGCATAGATGATAATCACCCTTCGCGTGTTCATGCCGCGACGAATCACGGTCGAAGAAATGGAAGGCGTTCACCGGCTCGGCGCGACTATCACGAACGACTATGAAGTTCAGGTGAATCGAAAAGCGGAAGCTGCTTACTACTGCGTTCGACCGCGCCAAGCAGACATCATCGAGTTGACGAAATACCTCGATCAATTGGGAAGAGAGAAATGATTTCACTGACTGTACGCGCGGCCGACGTTAAGATCGGCGACCATCTGTTTCACGAAAACGCAGGGCGCTATGTCGTCGACACCGCAATGCGCGATCATGACGGCGCGAATCAGGTTGTCCTCTATCTGATGAAGCCGGGTTCGATCCAGATGGACTCGCTGATTTTCGAGCCGGACGAGCCGATCATGGTTGGTCGGTATCAGGCGGTCGAGATTGTCCGCGATCCGATGCCCTGTCAGGAAATCGTTTCGGTCGATCCGATCTCGATGACGGACACGGGCAACCGCCGGTTCATGGTCATGGGCTCGGTCAAAAGCAACCCGTCGCGCGAATATCGCATCGAACACACGAAGGCGCTGATTGCGAGCCTCGACGATTTGCCGAAAGTGGAGGAAGTGATTCCGACGGGTCAGGTGGATATCATGGGTCGAAAGATCGACAGGGCATGGGTGAACGAGGTCAAGAGTTCCGAGATTCCGACAGACTACTATCCCCCTCTGAAGGACAAGTTGAAAGGATGGCTCACGGAACGACAGGTTTCGCGCATGCTGCACGTCGCTTTCATTCAGAACAAGCAGACCCGCCGCGTGTTCGACGACTGGCTCACGGTCAAATGCTCGAAGCCCGACGAGAAGGGGATTTCGCGCTCCTACGTGTCGGTGCACTGGCGCGAGGCAAAGTGCGATATGACCATCGCCGGCCGCGCTCGTGATGTTCTGCCTTTTCTGGTCAAGATGCTGAACAAGGGGAAGAGAAAATGAACTACTGTAAGGATTGCAACAATTACAGAAGCATTCTCAACCGCGATTTGTGCACTCGCGGCCGGAAGGTCGAAACTGTCGAGGACATGGTGCGCGGCCCGATTGAAACCGTGACGTACGAATTCTCAGGCACGGCCCGCGATCATCGGATGGATGAAAGCATTTATGGATGCGGCCCGGAAGCGCGGTTCTTTGTCCCGATCTCGATCGAGAGTGAGGATTGATGATGGTGCGATGTCCAATTCCTCCACCCCCTCCACCGCGACGCGACAAGGAAGAGCGTTACAAAATCCGAGTCTCGCGCGCAGGCGTCGAAGTCGAGCTACACGCTGAATCTCTGATGTTTGCTGCTGCGGTGATCGATCTCGTCAAGATCGGCTCACAGGTCACAATCACTGACAAGCGCGATGGGAAGGTCAAATTCAGCGACGTTGTGATGGACTGAAATTATTTCTCAAAAAGGCTTGCGCTCTGTCGATACTCCAATTATGATTACTACATCGACAACGCAGGCATGAAGGGGAATGAAAATGGCAAAGGCAGCAGGCACGCACTTCACCAGCTACAACGAATTTCTGGCGATTCTCGATGAAATCGTAGAAGGAAAAGCCGGTTGCTGCCGCGTCATCAAGCGCCAGTGCGAAGAATTGGGCCTGCAAATGGGCTCGTTCACTATCGCCGCGCAACGTCGCGGTCTGGAAGTCGATCGGCGCGGTGCGCAAGGCGTGATGTTCCGCCGGCCGCGACAACAGAAAGCCTGACCAACCGAGCCCGCTACGGCGGGCAACCTGACCACATAACCGAGAGAACTGACATGTACGCAATCCGCAACACGAACGCAATCACCGAAACCGCTGCTATCGAAGCGATCTTCAACGCATGCCGCTCGAACGATGCGCGCGCCCCGAAAGACAATGTGACGTTCCGCCTGCTCGCGAATGGTGAGTATGAGGCCACGCTGCGCGACGCGGACGGCGTTGTGATCGCGCAGGCAATCGTCGACAAATTCGACTGCTGAACGGAGAAGCTGAAATGAACGTCAAAAGAGAGGTTGTGACGTTGCCCGATGGACGCGAGCGAACGCGCCTCACGTTCGAGAACGGACGTAAAACGTACTGGTGGCACGTTCAGCACAGGGCGCGCGAGATTACCTCGGAGAAACATCGGGCATTGATCGACGCAGCAATCGAGCGACTGAAATAATTTCTCGAAAGTGCTTGCATTGTGAGAATGTAGGCACTATAATCATTTCTACCGCATCACATAACCGAGAGAACTGACATGAACAACGAACGCCGCAAACTGATCCGCGCACAATACGCAGCCCTCGAAGCGCTGAAGGCGCAAATCGAGGCAATCAAAAGCGAAGCCGAAACGATCCGCGATGAACTGCAATCGATCCGTGACGACGAGCAAGAGGCGTTCGATAACATGCCGGAATCGCTCCAACAGGGAGAGCGCGGGCAAGCCAGCGAAACGGCAATGAACGAACTGGACACTGCGATCGATGCGGTCGGCGAGATTTGTGACCTGTCCGATCTTGACGACGCCATGACGGCACTCGACGACGCAGAACACGCCTGACCCACTCATCACATAACCGAGAGAACCAAAATGAAAACCATTCTGAACAAGTCGCAGGCCGAAGCCGTCTACCGCGCAATGTGTGAACTGAATAACATCGGCGCACGCGCGGACATTACGATCGGCGATCCGGGTGATGCGCATATCACGGTCAAGGAGAGCCGATTCGGCCAGATCGTTATCGTGCAGTCGTTCGACGATCCGTATCGGGACCACGCGCGCGAGAGCCATCTGAACCAAGGCGACTTCAAGCTGTACTACGGCCTGTAAGGGAAGACGATGAACGTCGAACTTCTGAGCGCGGCCTATTGGGCTGGCGTCTTCACGGGATTCTGGACCGGTGCCGGACTTGTTCTGTTCGGCGTTGTGTCCATCATGTACCTCGAATGGGGCGATAAGGGAAAGCTGAAATGATTATCAACTTCGTCGACAACGGGCAGGACTTCACCACGTGGACGCTGAACGAGCAAGGCGTCGTGGTCGACTGCCGGCCGTTCCAAGCGTGGCTGTGGAATGGCACGGTCGTTCTGAACCATCGCGATCTTAAGCCCGGCATGCTGGTTCAGGTGCAGAACCAGACCGGCCCGACAACTCTGCGCCATCGCGTCGAGAGCGTCGTTCAACAGTTCGAGTCGGAAGGCTTCACGAAGGAATGCCGCGACAAGCACATGGCGAAGGGTTCTGTGATGGGGAAGGCTGAAACCGTCGAGGTCGAATTCAGCCTGAAGTGGATCGAGAAAAATCCGATCCTATTCGTGCGCAAATACGAACAATTCTTCAAGGATCATGAAAATGATTTCTTGATTACAAGCAAGGTCCGGCCCGGATTTCTGACATTGTACGGAACGCGCAGGAAGTAAAGCAGCAGAAACGAGAAAGCCCCGGCGATGAACCGGGGCTTTCTGCTTTGTGAGGACCGAATTACAGGCCCGTGGTGCCTTTGTAGTGGTCTACCCTCACCGTACCATTACCGAGGTCTTAGAAACCGTCTGCCGGTGCCTTCCCGTCGGTCTCTGCTGCGTTTTTCGCCTTCTCGGTCGGCGTCAGCGGGAGTTGAGCCTTCAGAGTCTCCGCATTCGCGTAGAAATCGTTCAAGTCGCGGCCGGCGCGCGTATTGCCGTCTGCGTCGATGAACGTGTGACCCGCAAGCACGTTCAACTGGTCGATGACCTTCTGTTTCGTGCTGCATTTCGTGAACGGGGAACGCGCCAGCTTCAGCATTTCGACAATAGCATCCGGGATACTCCAAACCTCACCGAGTTTGAGAGCCTTCTTAACCCGATCATGCTCCGCGATGAAGTACGGGTTCGATTCGATTGCGATGATGTATTTCGGCATCATCTGATGGCCGAAATATTCGATACCGAAAACCTTCGAGAAAGATTCGCTGGCGTTGTAACCGACAACAACCTTCGCCACAAACTCGTCGTATTTTCGAGCATTGGCAATCGCGAACTTCTCATCGCGAAACAAGTAAGGCGGAAGAATCTCGCCTTCAACGTCGTCCCAATCTGACATTTCAATAACCCCTGTGTGATCCGGTGCAGCGAATGACGCCGCGTGATGCGAGCGATTGTATCAGGCTATCGGAATTTCGTGGCGATTGGATTGCGAGTGTATGGAAGATTATGAAAATTGGAGAAGTTTCGCTCTGCGTGCGTCGGGCTCGGAGGGTAACTAACGTCGCAGAGCCTTACTGGACAAGGGTTTGCGGGCCGTCGCCGCGCCATTAGTTACGCTGGAATTAGTTCGGACTCCGAGTGATAACTAAGCAGGCATCGCCGCTAAGTTCCTGATCCTGTTGGTTTTTCTTCTTTCTTTCTTCTTCTTAGTTATTCTTAGTTAAGAATAGTTAAGGAAGAGAAAGAGGTCGAATGACTTACGATGGCCGACCCTCTTCGGAGACGCGTAACTAACTAACTATCGTAACTATCTCCCGCAAACCCTTGCGGCGTAAGGCTGAGCGGCTAGTTACGGTCATCACTAAGGGTTTTTACTCTGCGTTTGGTGAAATGCCCGCAAACCCTTGCGGCGTAAGGCTCTGAGCTAGGGGAACGGTAGGATTGTTTTCGGCCCTCGTATTTCCACTTTCTCACCATGCGCAACGTCCCACAAACAACCAATATTGCCACTCGAATTTCACTCCAAGCGGCAATATTTACCGTCATCCGTCAGAGGTTAAAAACCCTCATGTTCTTGCTCACCAGCGGTCGGAAGTTCGTCGTCAATGATGCCAAGTCTGCGGTGTACTTCTTCTTCGTTGTATGCACCTTCGTACAGAAAGAATTTTCGGTTGCCGCCGCCTACGATTTTCTCGAAGCCGAGAGCCGTCATTTTCGGTTCCAAATGCTTGAAATTGACATCGAAGCGATATACAGAGCTAAGTCTCTGAAACAGTTCAGCAGGATCAATCACCATTCCATGCCTCACATTTGTTCCGCGACCCTGATATACACGCATTTTGACGCCGCGAATCGCAGGCAAAAGAACGATATCCAGTTTGTCATCCCGGATCGTCCCTCGATCCATGACCATTTCTGAATGGTTGAAGTTCTTCACGTCGCGCACGACATCGTTCACGAACTTGATATATCCTTTTTGGCCGAGAGATTCGTAAAACATCCGAGCTTCAGACAATACCTGCCAGAAATCAGTCTCGAAATTGCTGAAATCCGTCGTAAATTCCTTATCCCACTGCGGCTGACCGCCTTCATCCGGCTTCTGCGCAACGAAGAAGGGATAAAATCGCCGATTGCCTGTATCGTCTCGATTCAGCCCGTCATACGAATTACCGTCCATCAAACAGACCCATTGTCGCGGCTGCTGAATATTCCCCTCGAACTTGTAGTTCAGGTTATCTGACGTGCGAGTAATGAAGTCTTTGATCTTGTTCAGGTCGCCTTTCGTGAAGCCGGTCATTTCGCCAATTTGAGCGATAACGGACTGCCCCGTGATTTCGCGCAGAAATTCATTCTTGTTGCCGGCCAGATCGAGCGGCATCGAATCGGCGTCCTTGTCGTTCAGCACGTATTGACAGATCAACCGGCCGAAATGCGACTTGCCGGCGTTCTGCCCGCCGATCAGGAATACCACGAGCGGCGCGAAACTGCCGGGGTGCATGAGGCGCGCATAAAGGCTCGTGAAGAAGTAGCGCGACACCTTGCGGTTCAATTCCGTCTCGAACGGCTTGAACAGGTCGATCATCAGCGTATCGAGGCGCGGCACGCCGTCCCATTCCGGAATGCGCTCGACAAGCGACTGAACCATGTCGTTTCGCTTCAGCGTCAGCGCATACTCGCGGATCGTGTCGCGAACAACCTTCGCCGACTGCTGTTTCATTCCGGCGGCGCTGACCGCTTGCAAAAGGTCGACGGCCGGATAGTGGTCGTCGATGATCTCGCCGCGATGGTCGACGACGCGACCCACGAACTCGTCGAAGTGCGGGCGTTGCTTGCCTTCCCCGAAAAGCGCTTTGAATACGGCAATGCGGTTCATATCGCACGAAACAGGCTGAGAAACGAACTCGTCACCACTCTTAATCCATTTCACGTCATCCCAATTGATCGCCTGAAGCGCCGCGAGAGCCTTCGCTCGCTTGATCAGATTCGGTTCGTTTTGGCGGATGTTCTCCGCTTCATTTGCGGTTGCGTTTTTGCGATCGACGACTGAGAGAATGTTTGCGCGGGCTTCTTTATCCGCGACTACGGTCAAATCCGCCGATTCGTCTTCGAGGCTAATATCGAGTTCATCGTCGGGCGCAGCGTTATCGACAGGGCCTGCGTCGAGTTCTTTTTGTGAATCCTTTTTGCGTGTCATTTCTGTCACTCCGAAAAACGATAGGCCGAGTCGTGTTGAGTCGACGCATGGTTTTTCGGAGTCAGGTTGATCAATTGCATTGTTCTATCGATCCGAGTTGAGAGGTTGGGAAAATAAATTCCCCCTGATACCGGGCATAGCACAGGGGGAATCGATTCTATCACAAATCAGTTATGTAACAGAATGTTTATTTGCCCTCCACAATTTTCGCAATTTCTTTCCTGTGCGAACTGTGAAGCGTCAAATGACCGTTTCGCAGATTCCAGCCATGCAGCAGACCCCGAAGCAATTTCACCGCTTCCCGCCCGCGCCGATGGTTGCGCTGCTTCTCCGCGCTGATCGCCTCTTTCTCGAAACCTACCAGACTATCGAACTTGATGATCTGATTGATATCGTCGATGAACCGCTTGGCGTCGATCATCGCGGCGGGGTGCAGGTTGAGGCAGTGGCCGTTGCCAATGATCGACTGCGCGCCGAGCGTGAACGGCTCGAACTTGCGCACGTATCGCAACGTTTCCTTGGCGTCTTCGAGTTCCTCGTCGTCGCTCTGCATGGTTGCCAGCGTGTTCCGCAGAATCGCAGCAGCCCGGCGCTCGTCATGCTTACGCAGCAGCGACACGAGATTCTCGCGCAGCAGAGTCGGCGACTGGCCGATTGCTTGCGCGCAGGCCATGATATCGGCCACGGTCGCGCCCTCCGGCAGCTTGACGGGCTTCAGCTTGAGAATCTGATCGACGAGTTCAGCGAGCGTCGCGGTCTTGGCATTGGGGCCGTTCAGTGCGACGCTCAGTGTCGCCACGAGTTGATCGTAGTCTTGCCGCGCCTCGCGATATTCGTCGATCTTCTGCGCGAGTTCGTGTGCGCGCGAAGTCTGGTTACGCAGTTCCGCCGCGACATTTTCATCGGCCGCGCCGAAGACGGTCATGACGAACTTGCCGGATCCCGCTTGCGGATGAGCGCTTTCCATGACCGTGAGCGGACGCACAACGCAGCCGAAAGGATAGGGGTCCGCCGGGGCAGCAGAAACGCCGGTCGTCACCTTCACGATGGGCTCACCTTCAGCCGTGCGGATGATCGTCGACTCGATATGCTTCAGATCGCCGGCATGCTGCTCGACACGACGCTCGACGAGCGTTCCTTGCGAACCAATCGAGGCGATCGTGTTTTGAAGGCTGCGGATGGTGCTCGCTTGGTTCGAGTGTTTTTGCGACAGGTCATCGCGCGTCGCTTGCAACTCGCGAATGTGATTCGCCTGATTCTGGTTCAAGCCGCTGAAGTAGTCGCGATCCTCACGAGCCTTCGCGAGTTGCTCCCGAAGTTGCTTTGTGACGCTTTCAAATCCGCTCAACTGATCAGCGAGCCGCGTGAATTCACCCTTGATCGAGTCGCGTTGCGCGAGGGCTTCAGCGAGCGCTCCTGCGCTGTTGCCGGCCGCGTTTCGGGCCGCGATCAGGTCTTCGTTCATCCGAGCGAGGTTTCGGTTCGCTGCGTCGCGCTGCGTGCATGCTTCGTTCAAGGCACGAGCAAGAACGTCGCCCGAATCTTGACTCGCGGCAAGCCTCTGACCACTTGCCGCGAGTTGCCGGGAATACTCGTTCAACTCGTCCTTCGTCGAAGCATGACGGCCTACTTCGTTTTGGAGTTGAGCCGCGAGCGAATCACGCTCCTTGCGCATTTCTCCGAGAGTTCGCAGCGCTCGTTCACCTTGAGCCTTCAACTCTTCGGTTTCGTTCCGCAAGCGCGTATTGCTGATTTGCACGCTTTCCAGATGCGTGCGCGAGTCGTCGCGTTCCTTTCGGGCGATTTGAAGCTGACGCTCATACGAGCCGCGAACTTCTTTCAGGTTGCGAATCTGTTCGTCGGCGACTTTCCCCTTTTCGACCGCAGCTTCGTACATCAGGCGCAGATCGTGAATGCGCTCTTCTGCCGTCGCATGCTCGCGGCGCTTCGCGGCGAACGCTTCCTCGAACTGACGCACCGAGGCGACGAGTTCCGCTATTCGCGCTTCAGCTTCCGCCGACACCGCACGATTGCGCAAGGAAGCCAGTTCTTCGCGCACGGCCGGCGGGACGCGATATTGATGGCCGTCCGAACAGTCGACGGCGACGAGCGAGCGCGAATCGCGTTCATGCGCATCGAGGATCGTTTTCACGCCCGCGCACATGTCGCTGATTACTTGGTCGAGGCTCTGATTGAACAGCGAAACTGCGACCGGATACGGCACGCCGACGCGATTCATCAGCGAACGCACGAGGTTACATTCTTTAGTCGACAGACGCGGCCGAATGTCGCTCAGGTCGACGCGATGCGTCTGCGCGGTCGTGGTGTTTCGCAGGTGTTCAGCAAAGTCTTCCGTCACGGGTTCCCACGGAACGCCGGCCCCGGCACGCGCAAACCATTTGATATTGGGATCACTCATTTCTTTACCTCCGGCGCACGATAGCGCCAAGTGATGTTTTTCCGATACTGCAAATCGCTTCCCGGCGCTCGCGGCATGCCGGCAAGAACGACCCTCTTCACCACACGCGGGCAACGTTCCAGCCAACAGAAGAATTGCCACTCACCCGCTCGCGTCTCGCGAGGCCAGATCGCGAAGAAACGCGACCACTCGTCACGCTTCTCCTGATCCTCTGCCGCTGCGACCCGATCCGCATGTGTCCTGAACCGGATTCGCATGCTCTACCCCGCTTTCGGCGAATCGATCGACTGCGCCGCGATGAGCGGGCGAACATCGCCGAGAATGCGCTCGTTCTTGTCCGTCGTGTACAGATACGACACCTCAACGAAAACGCGATACAGCCATTTCGTATGTTCGCTCTTCGTCGCCGGCTCCGCGACACGGAAACCGGTAACAAAGCCGACATGGTCCTTGTCGTCGCTTCCGTGTCGAATCAGGACAAGCGCACCTTGCGGCGGCATGACGGGTTGACCGTTCCACGCCGGGGCCTCGTCGAGAATCTCGCGTACCTCGTTCGGGTAGCGCTTCGACATTAATCGATCTCCACGTCGTCGATGTTGAAGATGTCCGTCTCTGCCTGCGCGCGGATCAGCTTCGCCGCGCTGACGAACTCCGAGCCGAGATACGTTTCGGCACGTTTCGCGATCTTGACCGACACGCGACGCTCACCCGTGAGGTAGCGATGCAGGTTCTGAATGTGCATCCCCATTGCTTCCGCCGCCGCGCTTTGCGTCATGTCGGCTTTCGCGATTGCGGCCTTCAGGATTTCTGCGGCCGTCTTCGGTGCCTTCACTGCCGTGTTTTGCTTCTTCGTTGCCATGCTCACTTCTCCGTCCAAGTTGAAATTTCCGCCCATGCCGGGGCGGTTCGGTTTGCGCGGTTCAAGTCGCTCGTGATGACAGGTGAAACAATTTCATCCACGAAAGCTGACCATCCCCACTTGAAAGTCTTGCGACACGTATCGTGTCCGCAGCCAAAAACGAAATCGACATCTGCACCGGGGATCGGGCCGCGAAAGTACGCGCCGAACTCATCCCCGTTCGTGTGCATGTGGCCCCACGGGCAACGGATGCGATACTTGCCGGACATGTTCATCGAGACTTCGCCGCCGGAACCCTCACCATACTTCATTTTGGAGAGTATCTTTTCAGCAGCCTTCAGATAGTACATGTCGAGCCGATGATCGCTCGGATCGATCTCTTGCGTCCGATAGATAGGCAGGACCGTGGTGAATCCGAATGCCTGCTCTATGTCCTCCATCGTGTATCGGTTCGAGTAGTCGGCGTGGAGTAGACGCACTTCAAACGGTCGGCCGTCTGCGCCCGCATACTTGAAAGCGCCGCCCGATCCGTGTCGCTTATTGTTGATGCCAATTGGCATCCGACCATAGCGGGAAACGTCTTTGATAGTGTTATCTCCGCCCTTCTTAAGCACCGACGAAACGAAACTACTGAGGAACGCTTTGAACTGTCGCATGTTTTCGACCGGCGTTGCCATGAAGTACCAAAGCTGATGATTCCCCGGACTCGTTTCGACAATTGCGGTCGGAACCAACTTCGAACAGATTTCCTCAAGGCCGAAATCACCTTTCGATCCCTTGCCCGTCCCGATATCGTCGACCATGAGTGCAAGGCCATGCCCGAACGACGCTTCACCACGCCAATACCGCATCTGACCTTTGGCGTTCGCCGTGCGGATGGACGACGAGATACAGACGTAACAGTTCGCTTTGTCATTGATGTATTTTCCATCCTTCCACGGAACCGGCCACCAACCGCCGTTCACCTTTTTGCCGTTCTCGTCGGTCTGTACCGTTGCCTCTTCAGCATAGCCGGCCATGACGCGCTCAGGCTCATCACCTTCCCACGGAATTCCTCGTCCGAGTTCGCGCAAGAACTCTTCGCATTTCACCAACTTCTCTTTCGGGGTCATGCCGCTATCTCTGTTTTTCTGACTGAGAACGAACTCTATCATCAAGAAAAGTTCAGTGCAACCATTGTTTTCATCATAAACGACTGATAAACTCTGATCCTCAACTCATAACGGAGATATTGAGCATGGCGAAAACGATTCACAAGTACCACATTGACGCGGCAAGAGGGATCGCTGCGATCAGCACTATCGAAATGCCGCGCGGCGCACATATCCTGTCGGCCGACTCCGAGGGCAGCGCCTTCGTTGTATGGGCGCATATCGATCAGAACGCCCCGTTCGTGAACCGCCACGTCTACATCGCACCGACCGGCACGGTCACGCCTGAATTCCTCGGACGCGTGCCGGCGCTCATCGGTCGTATCGATGCTCGTCCGGTATCGACCAACTCGAACTACATCCTGCGCTTCCACGCATTCGACTTTGGAGAAACCCCGCTGTGAATATCGCAAAAGGTTGGAGGTTTTACACTGCTGATTTCAGTGTTGTTGCGCGCGGCGACGGTCTGTCGCGAACCGGTCACGTCCTTCTCATCCGGGACGCTCCGAACCGTGCCGCTTGGCACAAACTCCCGGAACACGAGCAAGGCATAGTTCATCTGTTCGTGAACGGCGAAGGCGAGAATGTCTTTGATGCTATCGAAGACGCAAACTCCAAGGCGGCGAAGATTCCGCCGCTCACCAAGGACTGATACATGTCGGAAATCATTTTCAACGACCAGCAGGAAGCCGCGATTCACAAGGTTCTTGACTGGTTCGAGAAACACCAACGGATCGCGACGCCGAAAGACTGGTTCTTTCTGAGCGGGTACGCAGGAACCGGCAAAACGACGCTCGCCAAGTACATCGCGCAGCAGGTGGGCGGAATGGATAAAGTGGCGTTCATCGCGCCTACTGGAAAGGCAGCGGCACGCCTGCGCGCCAAGGGCTGCTACACCGCAAAGACCGTTCACCAATTCGCGTTCCGCTACCTTGGGGATGACGCAGACGAAGACCCGATGTTCGTCGCGAAGGGCTCGATCGACGAGAAGCCGAAACTGATCATTCTTGACGAAGCCGTGATGAATGGTCAGCGCGCGATGGATGCGATTCTTTCACACAATATCGCGACTCTCGGGCTCGGAGATATCGGGCAACTTCCGCCTGTGAAGGACAAAGCGTTCTTCCATGAGGGGAACGTCGACGTGCTACTCGATCAGATCGAGCGCAACGCCGGGAACATCGTGAAAGCGTCCATGTTCTTGCGGCAGGGCAAGCGTCTGCCGATCCGCGAATATGACGACGTTGCGGTTCGCGCGCAACTTCCGAGCGATGATGAACTCATGGCCCTTACCGGCGAAGACGCCGTGATTCTGTGTGCATATAACACGACACGCGAATCGATCAACGATCGAATTCGCAACCTTCAGGGTCATACGTCGCGCATGCCGAAAATCGGCGAGAAACTCGTCTGCACGTTCAATCAGCATTCGCACCGCTTGATGAATGGCGAACAAGTAATTCTCCTTGAACTGCGCGAGCCGGCATCGCACGAGGCAGAAGCATTCCACCCCGACGCGCCGGACGAAATGATGATCGCCCGTGTGAAGAATCTGTCGGACGGCCGCGAACACCTGTGCGCTTTCAATCCGCTTTCGTTCAGCGATGATGCGACGACCCGGATCGCCGCGCAGAAGCGCCACGGCGGGTTCGACTACGGCGGCTGCCTGACCGTGCACAAGGCACAGGGTTCCGAGTGGGAGCGTGTCGGCGTTATCGAGGAAACCCTTCGAAACATGCCGTATGAGAAAATCATGTACACGGCCGCTACGCGTGCAATTTCGAGATTGGAGGTTTATCGCGCATAAAATAGCGTAAATTTCATCCAATTTAGGGCGTTGCTCACAAGGCAACGCCCTTTTATTATGTCGTCACGTTCTTAAACGAACCCCAATCAATTTTACACAGGTGACGAACATGACGCATGCAGCAGCCCACAATCAGGAGCCGGAACTGACCGCCGAACAGAAGCGCGAGAAGCGTGCAGCAGAAAAGCAGGCGGCGAAGGACGAAGAGCGCCGAATCGCGCAGGAGAAGAAGGACGCCGAGCGCGCCGAGCGCGCCGCGAAGAAGCAGGCCGAGAAGGACGCCGAGAAGAAGGCGAAGGCCGACAAGAAGGACGCCGAGCGCGCACTCGCAGCAGCGCAGGCGGCGGAAGAAGCCAAGACCCGCAAGGAAAAGCGCGCGGCCGAGAAGGCAGAAGCCGAGAAGGTCGCAGCCGAGAAGAAGGCCGCAGCCGCCGAGCAACGTATCCTTGATCGTCAGGCCCGTCGCGACGCGCTCGCGGCCCGCCGTGAGTCGACCATCACGGAAGGCGAGCGCCGGCAGAAGGCGACGCATATCGTGTTCACGGACAAGGGTTTGAGCAAGCCGCAGCAGTTCTCGGTTCGCGGCCGGATTCTGGCGTGGATTCGCGCGAACTGTCCGATCGGCGAACCGGTTGCGATCGACCATATCGGCAAGGAACTCGAACCGATCCTGTTCGGCTCGTCGATCCGTTCGTTCCTGTCGAAGCTGGAAGAAACGTGTCACGTCGACTTCGTTTCGCTCGAGAGTGCGCCGGCGGACAAGCCCGCAGAATAAGCGTAAAATTTAACGCTTGGAAAAAGCCCCGAAAGGTGAGATACTTTCGGGGCTTTTTCTTTATATACAACTTTCGAGGATTATCCTGATATGTCCAAAATGATTCGCCGCCCGCTCTACATTTTCGATCTGGACGGAACGATCGCCCTGATCGACCATCGCCGCCCGCTCGTCGACCCGCAACGAAAGCCGACGAAAGAGGACTGGCTCCGCTTCTATCTGCTGTGTCCGATGGACGAGCCGAACGCGCCGGTCATCCAAACCATGATGTCGCTCTACGAGCGCGGATGCGACATTCAAATCTGGTCGGCCCGTGACGAAATCGCGCGAGAACTGACCATCGCATGGTTGTGCCACTACACGACTTCGCCGCGACATACCGTCGATGGCTGGCTCACGCACATGCGGCCCAATACCGACACAACGCCTGACACGCAACTGAAGCGGAAATGGTTGAACGCGATGACGCCGTTCGATCGTGAACGTCTGGTTGCGGTCTTCGACGATCGTGATAAGGTCGTCGAGTTCTGGCGCGCGGAAGGTGTCGCGTGCTTTCAGGTGGCGAAGGGGGACTTCTGATGGATGCGAAGAAATTCAATGCGGCGGTTGTTCACACGATCGGAGAAGGGCATTCGGGAGTTCAGGACGACACGTGCATTATCAACGTCGAGAACGAACCGAGCCGGCTCGCGAAAATCATTTTGCTCGCGCCTCAAAATGTCCGCATCGTGACGGATGTCGGTGCGTCTTCGCTTTCCGGATGGGATGACGTGAAAGAGGTCATCTATTGGGAGCCGAATAGCCCCGGAGAAAACGCGGTCCTCGAACTGAAGTTCATGTGACCCTTGCGCGCGGCGAGTTCCGCGCGTATCATCACCTTTCACACATAACGGAGATAGCGAAATGAAACAGATTCCCCAAGCAGACAGCGAAATCGCGCATACGTCAAGGCTGGAACGATGCGATGCGCGGACAGTCGCCGCGACATGATCGCGCCGTCACGCCCATCGCATACGCGATCGGTTACGCTGATGCGAAACAACCCAAAACGGAGAAGCAATGAGTAACGAAAATGCGAAGGTGGTTTTCGAGGTCGACGGCGGTCTGAGCGATAACCGCTGGCGTCAGTACGCGCGCAACAATCCGGACCTGTACGACGAACTCGCGTGCAACGACGAGCCGAATCCGGATGTCGTGGCCGAACTGCACCGCGTGCGCAAGGAAGGATACGGGATCGTCATCGCGAGCGAGCGCAACGCGTTGAACCGCGAACCGCTCGTCAACTGGCTCATTCGCAACTGCGATCTGCGGCCCGGCGAATATACGCTCGTCGACGATGCGAAATACGATGCTGCGGAGCATTTCGAGTGTGTCGTCGCGATCTACACGCCGAGCGAGGCGTCGTGCGAACTGCACTACAGCAAGACGGACATTCCGACGCCGCGCCTGTTCCTGATCGACAAGGGTCGCGTCGTCGACTACAGCGAAAAGCGCCGTGCACTCGAAAACGAAGCGAAACGCCTGAAACTCTTTCCGCAAGACATCGCGATCGACGCGAAAGGAGAAATCATCGTCAACGCTCCGAAGGTCAGCATGAAAGCGATCGTGCCGGCCCCCGACGATCTGAACGCAGTCTTCGACGCGGCGGACGATCTCGGTTCATCGGAAGACGACCCGGTTCATCACCAAGAAGGCGATCCCGAAGAAGGTTACACCGAAAGCCCCGAAGAAAACGGCCCGTCCACCGCGAGCCCCGTTTTCTCGTCGCCCGTCGCGAACAAGGTCATCGTCCTCTACGTGACCGAAGACGGAAACAGCGAACTCGGTCAGCAAATTACGTTCGCCGTCCGCAATCTCGTGAAGGAAGGCTTCCCGATCGCGGTGATTGCTCACGCCGGCCGCGAACGAAGCATCGACGTTCACGAGCGCATCCGGAAGTTCTTCCCGGAAATTCAGCAAGGTCAAGCGCTCATCGCGTTCCGTGAAGACGGCATTCCCTACGATTCGCACGTGGCGAAATCGCTCATCGATCTGAACACGATGACGGGAAACAATGGCGCAAGCATCGTCGCGTATTTCTCCAACGTGGAGCATACGGCCGCAATGTGCGACGGGTTCGTGGGGGCGGGTATCGCCGCGACGACGCCGGCCGAAGTCGAGTCGATGGCGCAAACCCTGAAATTGATTGCGCAGCATTCTCGCGGCGAATTCGGCGCAGGCCAAGCGGAACTCAGCGGGGGCCGCACGAACTACTATCTGATCCGCGTCGAAAATCCGCAGCGTGAAGAGCAGCCGGCCTATACGGCGGAATGCGAAGACATCATCGAAGCGCTGAACATGACGTTCGACGAAGGCTGCGAGTTTAAGGCTCTGTGGCGCACTGCCGCCGCGCGCCTTGGCAACCGGAAACAAGGTCATACGGCGCTGTATGACGCGCAAAAACGCGTGCATTACGCAACGCGCAGCCTGAAGCAAGAAGAGCGCAAGAAAGACTTGCTCGAAAGCTGATACTACGTTAATCTAGAGTCTCACGTAGGGCATGCGTGAAACTCCGAAGCGTGGTTGATGAGGGGCAGTAAAAGGAATGGCTCTCCTTGTTAGATGATCAGGCATCGAGCGAATTAGCGTGCGGAGTGAGTGGCGCACTTAAATGAATCTCGCAGGCTCGCAGTAATCGCGCATAAACGCGAAGACCCAAAGTTTGCAGATACCACAAACCAATTTCAAGAATCGGCCGCGCGCGTCGCGGTTGCACGGGCAAACAGGTGCATTAAACGAGGATAGACAGGGCATCTAGACGCAGAAGAGCAAGAACGCGGAGAATCTTCGTTTTTGTGATGACGATGCGGTCCTGAAAGTCTTACTGTTCGTCGCTTCCCCAAAGGGCAGATAGGTTCTCACAACTATCTGCCCTTTTTCATAACCGATAGAACAGGAACCCCGAAAATGATTTTCACCGTTTTCGATACGGAAACTACTGGTCTTCCGTCTCACCCGCTCGCGCCGCTCGATCGACAGCCGCGCATTATCGAATTTGCCGGCATCGTAACGGACGGCCGCGATATTCTCCATACGCTGGAATTCCGCTGTAACCCCGGCGTCGCACTCGAAGAGATCATCACGAAAATCACCGGCTTGACCGATGCAGACTTGCGCGATCAACCGGACATTTCGCATTTCTTCGGCGAACTGAAATCGTTTTTCGGGAAAGAGCCGATGCCACATGTTTTCGGCGAGAAACCGAAATTCGCTCGCGTCGCACACAACCTGTCGTTCGATCGAAACCTTCTCGACTACGATCTGAAACGCCGGGGAAAGACGCTCGACGACATCGGGTTCAATGACGCCCTGATGATCTGCACGGTCGAGCAGACGACGCCGCAGTTCGGCCGGCCGATGAAGCTACAGGAACTCTGGTCGCGCGCTCGCGGCGAGTTCACGCAGAAACACCGGGCGCTCGACGACGTGATGCGCCTGCACGATGTCTGTATTGACTACGGCATTTACTCCGCTTTCGAGGAACAAAATGAACTTCTGTAAAGACTGCGCGAACCTGACGATCGACGGCATCACGTGCGCTCGCGGACCGTATATCAAAGGCGTCGACCCGGTAACGGGGAACGAAATTCGCGATTACAAAGTAATCGACTATGCGCGGCAAGAGCGCAAAGGGATCATGCCGTGGAAGTGCGGCAAGAACGCTCGTTTCTTCAAGGCAAAGGAGCAAAAATGAGTCTTCCACAATTGCGCGTGCGCACCGGATACAGCTTCAAGAAGTGCTACGGCCATCTGGACGACATCGTAGCTCGCCTCGGTGAAGTCGCCGCGCCGTTCGCCGGCATCGTTGACGCGTCGACGTGGGGCCACGTCCGATTCGACAAAGCGATCCGCAAGACCGAAATCACGCCGGGATTCGGGGCTGAAATTCCGATCATCGGGACTGGTGACATGGAAGGATTCTCGCCGCGAGCGTGGATTCTGGCAAAGGACACGCGGCGCATGTATAACGCCTCGACGGCAGCGGCCCAAAAGGGCGCTCTGTCGGCTTTCGAGTTCGGGGCGTTGTCTGGAGTCATCCGATTCGCCGGAGGGGCGCTGGACGCCGTTCTGGCCGACCACAGCAGCCAAGCCGACCATGCGCCGATCGACTATATCGACGTGAATCCGGCGTTTCTCGTGCACGCGGCCCGCGCGGTTCGGTGGCATCGCCGCAGCGGAATCCCGCTCGTGCTGACGAGCTACAACGACATGCCGCGCGCGTCCGATGCGCACTTCGCCTATGCGACAGAGGTCCGCGATTCGGTTGGTATGCGCCATATTGCGACCGAGGATGAAATGTGGTCGCAGCTTCAGCACGTGATGACGCGCTTGGAGTTCGTCACGGCGATCGAGAATACGCACGACGTTGCGGCCGATCTGAAAGGCGTCGCGCTTCAGAAGGCCCCTATCATCAGCCTCGAAGGCGACATGCTCGCATGGTGTCGAGAGGGTCAAGCTGAACGGCTCGCGAAGGGTCACATTAAGGAATGGACGAATGAATATGAGTCTCGACTTCTTATGGAATGCGAACAAATTCGCTCTAAGAATTTCGATTCCTATTTCCTGTGCGTTGCGGACCTTGTTCGTTTCGCCAAACGCCATATGCTTGTCGGCCCTGCACGCGGATCGTCCGCCGGTTCCCTTGTCTGCTATCTCATGGGGATCACGGAAGTTGATCCGCTGCCATATGGCCTTCTCTTCCAGCGATTCATCGATGTTAGTCGGTCCGACTTCCCCGACATCGATATCGATTTCAACGATGAAAAGCGAGAAATGGTTTTCGACTACTTACGCGACAAGTATGGTGATGCGTCTGTCGCACGAGTGGGGAATGTCTCTACACTGAAAGCCGCATCCGTCATCGGCATGGTGAGTAAGAAGTTCGGTATCGGCTACATCGAGAATGATTACATCAAGAACTCGCTGTTGTCATACGCGAAGGGTGATGACCGGTACGGCTACGAACTCGAAGACACGTTCAAGCAAACGGAGCCGGGGCAAGACTATGCCGCGACGCATCCGGGGGCCGCGCGCATGATGGCCGAAGTCGAGATTCACCCGTCGCACACGTCTGTTCACGCGGCCGGCATTCTCGTGTGTAACGATCCGGTTTCGGACTTCTGTACGGTCGAGGCTAACGGCGTTGCATCGCTCGACAAGGACGACGCCGAATCGCTGAACCTGTTGAAAATCGACGCGCTCGGCCTGCGAACGCTTGGCATCATCGAAAGCGCGAACGTGATGACGCCGGATGAACTGTATGCGCTCACGCCGACCGATCAGCGCGTGTTCGACGTTCTGAACGAAGGCAAGGTGCTTGCTATTTTCCAGTTCGAGGGCAATGCTGTCCGACAGGTGACGAAGCGCGTTCATATCGACCGGTTCTCCAAGATCGATAACATCACGTCACTCGCGCGCCCCGGCCCGCTCGGTGCAGGGATGGACGAGCCGTATATCAAGCGCACCGCCGGCAAGGAAGCCGTGACGTTCGCGTTCCCGGAACTGCGGAAGTACCTCGGAGACACGTTCGGCATTCTGCTTTACCAAGAACAGATCATGGCGATCGTGCGCGAGATCGGCGGGTTCGACTGGCCTCGCGTTACCGAGATTCGGAAGGCGATGGGGAAATCGAAGGGAGCGGAATACTTCGACAAGCACGGCGACGATTTCGTGAAGGGCGCAGTCGAACGCGGGATCAACGCAGAAGCCGCGCGCAAGCTGTGGAAAGAAATGGTCACGTTTGGAGCATACGGCTTCAACAAGTCTCACTCCGTGGCTTACTCGCTCGTGACGTACTGGACACTGCACCTGAAACGATTTCATCGTCTCGAATTCGCGGCGGCGTGCTTGCGCAGCGCGAAGGATGAACAGCAGACTATCGCGATCCTGCGCGAACTCGTTCAGGAAGGCGTCCAATACACGGCACTCGATCCTGAATATAGTACGGACAACTGGCGAGTTGCGAACGGTCGACTCGTCGGCGGGATCATGAACGCGAAGGGCTACGGCGCGGCGAAAGCTGCGAAATACATCGCACTCCGAGAGAATCGCGACAACAGCGAGAAGGATCGAAAGGCGTTCGAGAAAGCCGCCGCGACGCTCGCAAAGGCCGAGGTTCCGTACAACGATCTGAACGAGGCTCACACGCGCTTCGGATACGCGTATGAGAATCCGTCGGCGCTTGGTGTTACGTCCGGCAAGCCGATCATGAACATCCGCGCTGCGATCGGTGGAGAGGTCATGCTCTTCATCGGCAAATTGAAGGAGAAGAAGCAAGGCGATTTCAATGACCCGAAAGAGTTGAAGCGCAGCGGAAAGAAACCGCGCTCCGGCTGCACACAATATCTCGATCTCTTCTTCACGGATGACTCCGTGGATTCGCCGGTCAAATTCCGAATCGCGGACTACGAAAACATGCGCACGCCGGTTCGTAGCTTTTCCAGCTTTGGCAAGGAAGTTGCGGAAGCAGACAACAAAAACAAGTGGTTCTTGATCAAAGCGAAGAAGTGGGAAGGGTTCGAGTCCTTCCAAGTTCTGAACGTGAAACAAATTTCGGAGTAAGCCTAATGGCAAGAAAGCCTGAGCAGCAGCTTTACGACAACTTCAAAAAATACGCAGAACACAATCTGTTATTCCACCGTGTTGAAAATCTCATGATGAACGGCATGTCCGACATGATCGTTCAGAACAAGCGCGGCATTACTGCATGGGTCGAAAACAAGGCGATCGAGGCGTGGCCTGTACGCTCAAATACGGTCCCCCTTCGCCGCGCATTTCAGCCGGGCCAACTCGGGTTTCTGCGCGAATGGCGCGAATGGGGCGGAGATTCTTTCGTAATGCTGCGAGTCGGAAAGAGCGCTAATTCGGAGTATCTCCTTCTCGATCCGCGTCAGCCGCTCGACTACATGTCGCAGGGCCAAATACGAGATCGAGCCGTGATTGTTTGCGGCGGGATGAAGGATATCGTGAAATTTTTCGAGCAGCTTGGCAAGGACGAAGCATGAAAACGCAAGGCATGAAGCATCAAATCATCGGGCTTGCTCGATCGGAAGGAAAACGCAATTTCGCATTTCTGATGGAACAAGGAACCGGCAAGACATGGGAGACGCTGGCTGACGCGGAACGCTGCTATTACGGCAACAAGATCGACGCTCTACTCGTCTTTGCTCCGAATGGGGTGCACACGAACTGGACGCGTCGCGAGGCCCCCATGCACCTGTCGGCCCCGTTCGTCGGGTATGCGTGGAATGGCCCGATCAAGACGAAGAAGCAGAAAGCGGCGTGGGCGGAACTCTTTCGTGATTATTCACTGTCAGAAGCGCCGCCGATGCGCATTTTCACGATCAACTTCGAAGCCATGACGACGACCGCCGGTATCGAGGCTGTTTCGGAGTTCTTGCGATGTTTCCGTGTGATGGCCGTAGTCGACGAGTCGACACGGATCGCGAACCCGACAGCCAAGAGAACGAAAAACATCATCACGGCCGGCCGCGAAGCAGTCGCGAGGCGAATCCTGTCGGGGACTCCGCTGAAGAAAGACCCGAATGACCTTTACAGTCAGTTCGATTTCCTGAAGCCGGGTTTGCTTGGCACTACGAGCTATCGTGCATTCGTCGCCGAGTATTCCGTGTTGCTCGACAAGGATGACCCGAAAATGCGCGGCATCATGCGCCGCGTAATGGAAGGGCGGAAGGGATGGCGCGATCAAGAGCGCGCGCAAGAAATGATTCCTCAGGTCGTCGCGGTCGACGAGACTGGAAACAAAATGTTCCGGAACCTCGACAAGCTGTCCGATATGATTCAGCCACACTCGTATCGCGTGCGCAAAGAGGATTGTCTGGACCTTCCGCCCAAGATTTACCAGACGGTGTTTTTCGAGTTATCGCCGGAACTGCGAAAGGTCTACGACCGTCTGCGCGATGAATACGAGTATCTGAAGAAGCAATACATCGAGAACTACGTGACGGATCACCCTGAAGTCGATTACGGGGATGCTGTCGAGTATTTCGAGACGCATTGCTTCGAGGGCATCGCGTGTCAGGTAAAGATGAAGCAGGTTGTGTCGGGCTTCATCAACGTGGAAGGCGAACCGGTACTGATCGACCCGGAAAACAACCCTCGCATGAAATTGTTTTCGGAGTACATGGAAGGCGTCGACGGTCAGACGATCGTCTGGTGTCTGTACGAGGTCGAAATCCTTCAGGTCGCCGAGAAACTGAGATCGATGGGTCGGAGGGTCGCGACGTACTACGGCAAAACCAAAAAGGGTGAGACGCGCGAAAAGATCATCGACGATTTCCAGAACGGTTTGATCGACGATATAGTGGGTCACGCGGCGGCGCTCGGCATCGGTCTGACGCTGACCGCCGCGACGACATCGCTCTACTACTCGTGCGACCGGAACAACGAGTTGCGGCTTCAGTCTGAGGACCGGAACCATCGTATCGGGACGGTCAAGTCGCCGGTCTACGTGGACTTCATCGCGGAAGACACGATCGACGAAGACGACATGCGGGGTCGCGCGTTCAAGACCGAACTTGCGAACATCGTCATCGATCGGACAGCACGAAAAGATTAATCCAAAAGTGTTGACACGTTCGCCGAAACCGTGAGACTATACGTACATGGGTTCGGCGAACCCGATAACCGAAATAACCGGAGAAGCAAAATGCGCATTCAACTCATCAACCTTGGCATGATCCGTAACGAAATCGTCGCTTTCGAAGAAGTTGACAATCGCGGTCGCCGCCTCGGCGCGCGAATCCGGGTCGATTTCTTTGACACGAAGGAAGTTTAGGAAGAAGAACGCCATTCGGCCAGCACCTACACCGACAAGTTCGCGTTCCGTGGCAAGCATTTCCGCGTGTACGTTCAAGCAACGCGCGGCGGCGCAGATTTCGGCGCGTCGCAAATGGGCGAGCGCTTCTATCACCAGTCTGAAGTCGACGCATACATTGCAAAGCGTGTTGCCGATTCGCGCAAGGCAGCAGCGAAGAAGTTCGCCGCGCCGGCTGCAAAGGCTGACGAGTGGGAACCGCTGTCGGAAGCAGAGCAAGAGGCGAACATCGCCGCAGAATGCAAGGCGATCCGCGAAGGTCGTCCGGTTCACAAGAAGTAACCAAAAAGTGTTGACAGGGGGCTTCGGCCCCTTCAAAATAGAGCCTCACATTGCAGCAAATACAGGAAATAACCAAAATATGAGCATCGTCTACATCCCGCAACTTCCCATGCGATTCGATCACGCATCGCAGCGACGAGTGCCGCAGTTCAATATCACGCCTGCGATGCAGTTCGGTCAACTGGAAATGGTTCTCGAAGAGGCCGATGACTCGCGGATGATTGCGCGGCTGACCCCCAAGATTCGCGAGCGTCTCGCGGCGTTCACCGAAAACGATTTCATGGTCGCGATGGGGAACCCGGCTGTCATCGCGATCTGCGCGGCGATCGTCCTGCGCCGTCAAAAGAAGCTGAAAATGCTTCAGTGGGATAAGAAGCTGGAAATGTACTATCAACTGGAGTTGAACCCGTGAGCGAACTGGAAACAAAACTGGCTGAAGCGAACGCCGCGCCGGCCGATGCCTCGATCGCATGGTGGGAAGAAGAGAAGAGCGTCGCCCCCGAAGACGCGATGAAGCGCATCACCGATCTCGCGACGCTGGCCGGCCATCTTGAAGTGCAGATCGCAGAGGATAAACAGCATCTCGGCGAGAAGGAAGAGCGCTTGAACCGAATCCTCATGGTGACGATTCCGGGCATCCTCGAAGAACTTCAGATGGCCGATTTCAGCCTCACGGACGGGACGAAAGTCGAGGTCAAGCCCGATCTGAAGGTTAGCGTCACGGAAGCGAACCGGCCGCGCGTATTTGCGTGGATGAAGTCGAAGGGCTTCGGCGGACTGATCAAATCCAAGTTGTCGATGGATTTCGGACAAGGCGAAGGAGAGTCGCTGAAGGAGGTAATGGACGGTCTGAAAGAGATGGGTTACACTCCTTCTGTTTCGGAAGACGTTCACCACGCAACGATGAAAGCATTCGTTAAGGAGCAACTGGAAAAGGGCAATTCCGAGTTGCCGACGAAAGAGTTCGGAGTCTTCGAGTTCAAGAAGGCAAAGATCACCAAGCCCAAAGCAAAGAAGTCGAAGTAACTCATCACATTTCACGGAGAGTAGGAAATCATGGCAAAAGCAAACGAAAAATCAGGTACGGAACTGGCGGAAGTGAAGGCGGGCGCACTCGCGATGGTCGCTGACTTCATCGGCGCAGGCGATTTCGACGGCGCTGGCTTCGAAGGTGCAGACGCGGATTCGTTCGCGATTCCCTTCTGGCAAGTTCTTCAGAAAATGTCGCCCAAGGTCGACGAGGACAATGCGGAGTACATCCAAGGCGCGAAAGCCGGCATGTTCTTCAACACGGTCACGGGCAAATTGCTCGACGGCAAAAACGGGTTCGACATCATCCCGTGCGCGTTCAAGCGCTCCTTCATCCTGTGGGGCGGCAATCGCGGCGGCTTCAAGGGCGAATTCACGCCGGAACAGATCGACGAGTTGATTGCGAACAATCAGGTCATCGCCGCTGACGGTCGCCTGTACGTGCCGGACGAGAAGGGCGCATACGACAAGGACAAGTCGGACTACTACGCCGACACGCGTTCGCACTACGTCATCGCGTTCGATCCGGAATCGGGCGAATTCGGCCAAGGCATCCTCGCCTGTTCGTCGTCGCAGATCAAGTCGTCGCGCAACCTCATGACTTCGCTTTCGCAGAAGAAGGTGAACACGCCGGCCGGCCTGAAGACGCCGCCCTCGTTCCTGAACGTCGTGCACGTGTCGACTGTCGGCATGACGAACGACAAGGGCTCGTGGTCCGGCTTGAAGTTCGATCTCGTCGGTCTGGTGACGGACGCGGGCCGCTTCACCGATCCGAAGACGATCTACGAAGCCGCGAAGCAGTTCTACGAACTGGTGAAGACCGGCGAAGCGAAGGCCGACTTCGCCAAGGCGGGCGCGGAAGCGGCCGGCGCGAACGATGGCGTCGCCAATACGCCGAGCGAAGCCGACAACTTCTGATCGGCACGAACAAAACCGCCGCGCTACAATACGCGGCGGTTTTTCTATGGAGGTTCGGTTATGGACTGGAAAGAGGTTGGACAAAAAATTGCGGGCGCGGCCCCTTTGCTTGGCGGTTTGCTCGGTGGCCCTGCTGGTGCAGCCATCGGCGGCATCGTCGCCGCGACGCTCGGTTCCGGTAATGATGCCGTTTCCGTGGACGCTGCGATTGCTGCTAATCCGGATGCGCTCTTGAAGTTGAAGGAACTCGAATCGGCTCAGGCGACGCGTTTTCAGGAACTCGCTGTCGAGGCCGAAAAGAACCGGCTTGCGGCGGACACTGCATCATTCGCGACCGAGGTCGACGACCGCAAGAACGCGCGCGATCTGGCTGCGAAACAGGATGGCGATTGGCTCCGGCCGACGCTCGCGCTTCTGCTGATGTGTGCGGTTATCGGGATCGTTGTCGCGATCTTTCTGCCGTCGTCGCGCGACATCCTGAAGGATAGCGTCGCCGTCTCGATGGTTTCGATGGTCGTCGGGATGATCCTGCGCGACTTCGGGAACGTCATGTCGTTCCTGTTCGGCACGAGCCGCGACGCACAACGCCAGAGCGCGGATATTGCGAAGTTCGCGACGACGCCGGGCGACGTTAATCTGTACGATCAACAAAAAGAGGTGAAGTGATGATCGAATCGCAACGCATCGCCGCTGAAGGCGAACAAGAACCGACCCAAGACGCGGAACTGGCCGTCGTCGAGGAACCGGAGTATTTCGGCCGCATCCGTCAATGGGCGAGCGATCGCAACCTCATCAATGGTTCCGATTCGAAGTCGCAGTTCCTGAAACTGCAATCGGAGAAGGGCGAACTCGCCGAAGCAATTCGCCTCGGAAATCGCGACGAGATTATCGACGGCATCGGCGATGCTTCGGTGGTCCTGACGATCATCGCCGCGCAGAACGGCATCGAAATCACGAACGACGTGATTCAGGAGGAAGTGAGCTACATCAACGGCATCGTTGAACGCTCGCAGGGGTTCGTCTACTCGTTCCTGTCGCTCGACGCTCAAATCGGCCGGCTTGGCGACGCGATCGCGAAGGGTCAGGACGTGAACGCTCCGATCATGAAGTCGATTCTCGAACTTCAGTTTCTGGCGCAGATGTACCACGTTCAGATGGGCGTCGAGGCGGCGAAATCCTATGCGTTCGCGCTCGAAAACGCGTGGAACGACATCAAGGATCGCAAAGGTGTGATGTACAATGGTGTTTTCGTGAAGTCGACTGACGAACGATACGAGTCAATCGTGGCGGAACTCGCCGCCGCGCAGAAAAACACCGACTAAAGGAAGAGAATGAACGCCGCGATTGAACCCGATGTTTTCTATGTCGACAGAACCGGGAAGGTGTACCCGGCGAAGACGGTCGAAAAGAATGTGGATTACCTGATCGAACTTGCGGACGGCTCGCAGACTCGAACGAGCGAATTCAACCTCTTCAAGACGCGGACCGCTGCGAACATCGCGGCAGTTACCCGTGTATCTCAGAACTTCGGGAACAATCGAGAGCCCAAAACTTTCTTCCAAAAGTGAACAGGTTGTGATAGCATGACGGCACTGACTCTAAATCAGTGCCGTTTTTCTTTGTGGGGTAACTATTCCTTACAATGTTTCCCGAAAATGGTCGCTCCCTTAACGTATCATGGCTTTAACCTTGGGGGCTTCATGGAAATAATTTCGGACTTGCTGATGATTTTTTGTTGGGTCGTGGTCGGGCACTTCCTACGACCGTCGACCGGAGAGATCGATGACATTCGAAGGGGGCTTCAAGAAATATTCGGGAAAAGAGGATGAGAGGCAGACAGCCTTAGAATTCGTGCTGAAACGATTTCTTCTGTTCGTTGTTCGCTGTGCGGTCTATGGATGGGCGGCGTTTTACATGGCTCATCCGAAGACAGAGTTTTACCCTCGACCAGACAGGTACAGCAGGTTTGCGCACTGTTGGTATATCCAGTTTGCACCGGAAAGGGCGCGTTGTTGGTACGAGAAGAAGAAGCAGGAAGACCTAGTAGCTTACAGAATCAAGCGATTTCAAGAAACCGGAAATAACTTTTATTTGGAAGGAATTGTGAAATGAAAAAGATCATCATTGCAGCGGCAATTCTCGCGGCATCGACCGGCGCATTCGCAAAGCGTCTCCCCGGAGGCGCAACGTGGCCCGATTGCACGTCTCTCGGCGCACAGGGGGCCGTCATTTCACAAGCCATTCACCAAGGGATTCCGTTCGAGGAAATGGAGGCTCAGATTCTCGAAAACACGAATCTGCGGCGCACCGAGAAAGCCGCGCTGCTCGGACTGCTTATGGTCCTCGAAGAGCCTCAGTATCAGATGCTTTCGCCGCTGCAATTCGGGGAATTCACGAAACGCTGGTGCAATTCGAAGTGACGAGGAAACAATGAAACGTATTGTTTCTATTCTAATACTGACAATTCTGTCCGGTTGTGCTACGATAGCGGATCGCGCGAGCGATGCGCCGATTCGGCACCCGTGCGGAAACGTGTGGGATGTATGCCCCGGAGATAGCGCGTTCCTCGATCGGATTAACGCTGTTCTTCAGGGGCATATGTGATGTTCAAATGGAAGAAACGCCGGTTCCGATGGTTGCCGCGCCTCTCGAACGAAAACATCGAAATAGCAGCGGACATCGCGTTTAAATCGTCGTCCGGACTTACGAAGGTTGCGTTCTTGAAAGGCGCGATTATCGCATTGATAACCGGCCTGTCTCAACTCAATCCCGACTACGTGGAAGCGCTAGTCGAAGAAGCAACGAAAATCATTTCCACGCATTAAGAGCCGCTTCATAGCGGCTTTTTCGCGTCGGCCCGTGATTCGCGGCACAGGATGTCTGACCGTTCACAATTTTCGTTGTTGCGTCAAAATCGCCCGCATCGATCGCGGCGAGAAACCCCGCCTTGTATTTCGTACAGAACCAGACGGCCGAACGAGCGCCGTTTTTCGGTTCTGCGAGAAGTTCCGGAGTGTTCACCATATCCACGTCGCATGCGAGCATAAACGCGAACTGAGTGTCTTTGCCGGTCAACTGAATCGGGCCGACGCCGCGATGTCGCCAACCGTCTCCGCTCGCCTCGTCACCGTTCCCCATGCGGTTCGCGTAGACGTTGTTCGCGATCGCCTGAGGATTTCGCGCGATACGGTTCGCGAGATCGTTCGGAGCGCCGCCGGGACGCCCCGTGACACTGTACCGCGAGCCCCACGTGTTCGCGAGCCCCTGAGCGCTGTAATTCAGGTTCTCGAAAAATACAGTCAATCCGGCCGACTCGACTCCGACATGCGCCAAAACCGCACAGACGCGTTCAGGCGTGTTCAGGCCGAATTCGTCGCATGCAGCCTCGAACGCAGGAAGCCACGCTTGCGCGGCGGAATCTTTGCAGGCCGTAGCCGTCTGAAATACGTTAATCGGAATGTTCATAAATCACCTTTGGTCGAACGGGCCAATCGATTTCCATCGGAAATCCGATCTGGTTTCTAACTTCTCGAATCAGAACACGATATCCGCGCCATTCGCTTTCAGCGACTTTGTTCTGAACGTCAGTCGCATACTCGATTTGCGGGCCAGCGAATTGAAGTTCTTCCTTGATACGAATTCCTGCCGAATTATTCGCACAAGCGAGTTTCCATTCGCTATCGTAAACCTCTGCCAAGCGCTTTATTTGCGCCATTGTCGGCTCGAAATGCTTTTTGCTCTTCCACCCCTGAATTTCAGGGTCGCCGACTTGATTGCCGTTGTCGTCAGTTCGAGCGCAAATGTGAAAATCCTTCCCGGATTGAAGTTCCGGGAAGGCTTGCTTCAAAGTGAACCAAACTCTTTCTTGCGAAATCACTTTAGTCTACTCGCGAATATCGTGCATACATGTAAATAGCGTTCGCCGTCGCCTCTCCGGTCGAAGCGGTAACGCCGGTAAGGAACATGTTCGACGGAATTTCACCGAAGCCAGCCGCCGGGCCGTAACGCTGATTGCCACCGTTCCAGACGACGCCCGAGCCGCGCGGCACGCGTGCGTTCACTTGGTTGAAAATGTACGTCGAAAGAGCGCCGCCCCATACCGTACCGAAAAGGTTCCCGTCGTTTTGGAGATACGTCCCGCCGACCGCATCTTCCAGAATATTGGACTGAGTGGAACTGGAAACCCGTTTCAGAGTGCCGTTTGACTGGACATCCCATCGGCAAAGTTCGACCGTGTAGTTCGCGTTGACGTTTCGCAGACGAATCCCGCCGACGCCCCCAGCGGGGTTGTTGATGATGGAGGTTGCGCCGCCGCCGTTGTCCTCGTTCCAGCAGAAGTTCGCGCCGCCCTGCGTCGGAAGGCTGATGCCGCCGGTAACGTGAACGTCGCCGAAACTCGGACCGTTTGCGGCATTCGCTGCCGTGCCACGGGCGACATACGGAACGTCGTTTGTCAATTGCGACAGCTTATTGAGCGTCGCTTGCGACCACACGGTAGAGCCGGCCACTTGCGCGCCTTGCGGGAAGTTCACAATCCCGTTCGTGCGGTTCGAGTTCATCAGCGTGAACTTGAACGTGCCGGTGTTGTCCATCGCGTTCAACGCGAGATTCGACCCGGTGTCGCCGGCCCCTTCTGCCGTCGCATCCATGTAGAACTGATACCGGGTCGTTCCGCGCTTCAACAGAAACTGCGCGACGTGAGTGGCGTCGTTTGCATCTGCGATAAATGCCGCGTCTTGGCCCGCTGCGGCCCCGCTCTTTGCCGTCGCCGTCCAATTGAACGTAGGGTTCAGGCTCGAAACGAAGTTCGCACGAACCCACGCCGCGTTCGCGATCCGCTGCGTGTTGTCCGTTGCGACCAGAGTCGGTACGATCGAGCCGGAATAGGCAAGCGATGCCGTACCTGCCACGAGAACGAACCCCGTCGACTGCGCGACGAAGACTGCCGAATCGCCGGGCTGCAAAACGATGCTCGTAACCGCCGCTCCCGGAACGAGCAAGGTTTTCCCCGCTGCTGCGTTGACCGTAAGCGCACCGGTCGAAGACAGGTTGAAAATGCTGATCGCGGCACCGGCCCGAGTGAACGTCGCCTGATCCGGCATCGTGACTGCGGCCGCAGCAGCTTGACCATAAACTGACATCGCGCCGGCATACGAGACATCCAGAACCGTTGCATTCGCGAGAACCTTGTAACCCGAATAGCTGCCGAGTTCCCGATTAACCCACGACGTGTTCGGAAGGTTGGTCGTGCTGTCGAACTGAGCCGGCGCGCTCGCGACTTTCGAGTTCGCCGCGAGCGTAATCGCGCCGGTAGTGGTGTCTCCGCGACGGTTGATGCTTTCTTGCCATGCCGTATAGGTCGCACCGTTCTGCGTCGCACCGCGCGTGTAGACGCGGCCGTTCCGATCCGTGTAAATCTGAACCGTGACCGTGTTGCCCGAGTCCACGTCGCGGCTTTCGAGCATGCCGGCGATACCGACAGGCGAGTTCGGCGATGCTGCCGCGATCGCGTCGGTCGGGATATACCACGTGCCGCGACGGAACGTGTTGAAATCGGTTGCGGACGCAACGATACCCGTACCCGAACCGCCGCCGACAGGCATCGGAATGTGTGAAAGAGTTTCAGACGAGAATTCGAAGTATTGCCACGTCGTCGAGTTCTGCGGATCGGAAACGTTGTTATTCGTCGTCGATCGATAGGGCATCCAATCGCCGCCGGCATTCTGTCGAACGACGATCGCATTCACGACATAACCGCCCGGCATGCCGGAATCCCACGCCGGGAACCCCATTTGCTGCCATGCTTGAACGTTCTGAGTGAGGATCGAGAACAATTGGTTCTGAATTCGACGCTCGACAGCCTTCGCTTTCGGATTGCCCGATTTCAGCGAAATTTCGTAGTCGGCCGTGTAGCCCGTAGTGAAGTTGACGAAGCCATTCGGATCAGCGGCAGTCGGAATCGCGATCGTGTCGCCTTGCTTGGCCCACGGTACGGTAATCAGCGGCGGAGTGAACATGTTTTTAGGGTTCCTGAATTGCGGTAATTTTGCTCCCCGCAAAAGAAGGGAGAATTCCGTATGTGCTTTGCGTGGTGTTCAAAAGATTGATGAACTGAGCCGAAAGGTTCAAGCCCGCGCCAAACCGATATTCTATCTGAAACGCACCGGTGACGGCACCCGTGCTTGCGTCAGGAACGATCGTCGAATCTGCCACATACGCGTACACCTTATTTGCGTAATCCCAATCCTCACCATCGTTGAAAATCCACTGAAGCATGCGATTTACATACTCGATCCGGCCATTCCCGACGAGCGCGGCATAACGCAGCATGAGCGCGTATCTCACTTCGTCGAGATTCAGAAGAGTCGAGTCCGAGCCGCCGTAGAAGTTGCCGCCGACGAGGTTCGCGTCGGCAGGAGCAGGCGAGCCGCCGGACCAGACATAGTTCTCGCGCTGATCCCCATAGGCCCACGCCGTATCGATCGGATACAGGCCGAACTTCGTCGACGGCAGACCCAAAATAATACACCAGACCTGAAGGCCGAACGGGTTCGCCGTTTTGATATTGAAAACTGAGTCGAACCAATTTTCCCAAAATCGGGTGTTATAGGTTCGATACCAATCGTTTTCTTGTTGAAGCAAACTCTGAATTTTGGGCGCGTTGTTTTGCATCCATTTCAGAGCCTGCATTACGTCGCTGTTATATGGCTTCATTTAGACGATCGTCACATTGATTCGACCCGCCGCGAGAACAGCACGTTCGAATTGATTGATAACTTTCTCGTAGACGTAATCTCCCGGAACCGGAATTTGTCCGGCCGGCACGACAGCAACCTTGCATTCCTTCACGTAAAGGCCCGGCTGCTGACGCGAGATCGAACCGCCGATTTCCCACGACGAGACGGGAGCGCCGATGACCAAACCTTCTTCTCCGTCCTCTTGGCCGTTTGCATAAGACAGCATCGCGCTTTGAACGGATTCGGTCGGGTCGGCCGTCGAAGTTCCTTGACCGACCGTGATGTTCACGTAGCAATCGAGCAGGACCGCCGTGACGAGTTTGACGTAGTACGTCTTCTTCGACCACGGGTCAACGACCGGCGTCCCGTTCGGCGCGTCAACCTGCGTCCCCTGATTCGCCGCGCCGTAATCCCACGGACAACCGCCCTGATGCGCCCGGTAGATCGCGAGCGCAAGCGCGGCTTTGTTGTTCGCGGTCATGCCGTCCACGCAGACCCACATTGCATTCGGCAGGGTGAACCTGATGCCCTGAACCGGATTCGCGATCTGCGCCGTGTTGTTCTCGACCACGTTCACGGACGTGATGCCGTCGATGTCGAGCGCGTTCGCCTTGATTGCCCCGCTCGAACCGATTCCCTGCTTGAAAAGCTGCTGTTTCCGCTTCGTTTTCAGCGGGCCATCTTTCAGCGCGGTCGTGCCGGGCTTTGCCACGGTTCCGACCGGAACGGTACACGAGCCCCAACCAATGAACGCGTCGATGATTTCGAGGTCGCCGACAGGCAGCGGCACGACGCCATACGCCTGAGATTGCAAGTTCACGGTCGTGGTTCGGCTCGCCGGGATCGTCACGTCTGTGACCGTCGAGAACACGTCGCCATTGTCCGTCTTGACCCGTGAGCCGGCCGGAATCGTTTTCTGAGGGTCACCCGTCACGACGATGCCGGAAGCCGTCGTAGGCGTGTTCTTGCCGCGTCCAATGCCAGCGAACGAGCATACGGCGTCGAGAAAAATGCCGTATGTCTGATCGGGGTTCAGCAGGTTCGCCATTTCGGCGTTGTTTTTCATCACCCCGGTTCGAGCGATCGTCGAGCCCGCAATCAGCGTCCCTTGCGTGGTCGCGGCGTCGACATTCAGGTTTTGACCGAGCGCCGTTTTCCACTCGTTTTGAACGTCTGTCAGAAGGTCCGCCGTATCGGCTACGATTGTGCCGGTATCGGTAATATATTCGTATGAAGCCGTCATTTTCTGAATCCTTAAAACTGACCGGAATTGTTCGTGAGCGAACCGCCTTGGCTGTCTTTGTACGTGCCGGGTCCGTGAGTGTGCGTGTCGACTTGCTTATTGTTCACGGTCGTTGTGGCCGGAAGCGTGCACGGTTGACCGGGGGCGGACGTGAAGCCGCCATTCACATTCGTTGTGCCAGTGACGACCAGATTTTTATCGATCGTAACATTCCCCGTAAATTCCGATTCAGGAGCGCGAACCAAAACTTTCTGAGTCGAAATGAGAATGTTATCGGCACGGATGCTGATTTTCGTTGCTCCGTCCGTGCTTTGAATCACCATCGCATCGGCGTCCTCTCCCGCAACAGTGTAATTCCGGAACACGTCCGGATAGAACAGAGAGTCCGCGAAATTGTGCGTTCGGCGCGTCGGAGCCTTCGATTCCTTCAGAGATTGGAGGAAGAGGCTCAGATCGCGATCAGACGCGACAATCCACCCCAAATCGCCGGGCTTCAGCGGAAAGCTGATATGAAATTTACCGCCGCCGAGGGAAAGCGTCGGCACGTCTACGATCTGATCGCGCGAAATGGGGTCGCCGCTCGTCGTCGTGAACATGATGAGCGGCTGGACGGTAGCAACGTTCTTTTCGCGGTCATACTTGATGACGCGGGCCGGAAGTTGCTGATTCGATTCGAATAGCTGAAACTGTTTCAGTGCGAAGTCGACGACGGCCGACATGCTCGACCGATCCGCGACGCCATTCTGATTGAGTTTCGGGCTTTGTTTGTCCGCCATAACACACTCGAAAAGTGAATGGCAAGATTATAACTCAACGTCGATTCGCTTTCGATTCTCGTTCTGCTTGCTCGTGCTGATACGCGATATTTACTCCCTTTGCGGTCAGAATATCAAACAGCTTAAAGGCATCCTCTAAGGAGTAGTACTCTTCGAGTTCCTTCAAACTTGCCATATCATCCTGTATCAACTGAGCGATGATCGGATCAGCGTAATCCGTCGCGACACTCTTTGCCTCGCTCAGAAATTTACGCGGAACCTTTACGCCTTTCCAATTCTTCAGAAATCCGAAGTTGAAATCGTGAACGACGAAGAGAATCCCATCAAGAACAACACGCGGCGCGAGAATTTTCGCTTCATCGCGAATTGCTCTGTCGATATTCTCTTCGTCTTTGAGACTCAACCATGCGCCCTCGAAAAGAACCTCTGTTTTTTCGAGGAAATCGGTCGGATAAACGTCTTCGTCGGAAAGCAGTTCCAGCCCGCGCGCTGCCGCGAATTGCTTCGTTCGGTATTTCACGCCGAACGCTTCGAAATTCTTTTCTTTAATCATTTGCGGGAGGGCTTCCGTAGCCTGTCACATAAAAAGGCGTGTCGCGGGACGTCAATTGATATTCCAGAATATACACGACATAATCGCCGTTGACTGCATCATTCAGGAGCGAAGTGAGATTCACGCCGCGAGCCAGCTTTACGCGCGCATCGAAAAGGGTCGTGAACGACACTCCATATTCATTCCAAAGCGGGGTTGAAACGAATTCAGTCAGCTTCGTCACGTCGTTACGGTCTGCGATTTTATTCGCGTCCTTCACGATCAGCCGGCCGTCGTCGATGAATGCGTAAATGCCTTGACCGTTTCCGCCCGTCATCCCATAGACCGATTGCAGGTACGTCACGAGCGACTGAAGCGTGACCATCGAGCAAGCGGGGTTCGTCAAAACGTCGTCCGCGTGCGTCGTATCGATTTCCGGTTCCTGATCGAGACGCAATTCTGTGTTCACCCACTGGATGAACTCCTTCAGCGTCGGTTTCGCCGGAGACTGCCGCGACTTGAACGTGGAGCGATCCATCTGCCGGGTTTGCGCCGTGATCCGCGTCGCGATATCCGGCGGCCCGGCGATCGGTTCGACGAGGGCAATTTGACCCTTGAACACGGTCGACACTTCGCTGATACCGCGATCGACTGTCGCGACCGTAGAGGCGTTCGGCGGCGCACGATAGCCGGCTTTGATCTCGACATCGATCGGATTCTCGACGACGCCCTCAGGAGAGGACGCGAGAACGCGCTTCTTCCACGCCGTGAAGCGGGAAAGAAGGCGCTCACGAACCGATTTCGAGAGGTTCGTGATATCGATCGTCGCGCGGCTCTGCATGACGAAACAGTTTTTCTTGATGTTCACTCTCAGATTCAGACTTTCATCGAGCGTAATCGGCTCGCCGTCGATTGTGAAAGTGACTTGTAGGACTCTTGATCGCATTTAGTTGTGCAGTGGGAAACTTCTGTCGTTCACGATCTGACCGCCTTCAGATTTCAAGGCGTCTACTACTGCCTGTCCAGTTTCGTGCGGAGTTTGTGCCTCGTTAATGACGACCGAAATCGGCATTTCACCGACAGTAATCTCTCTGCCGCCTTCGCGAGAATATCCCTGAACGGTCGCGCCATATTCACGGATATTTTGAAGCCCAATTTGCTGCTGTTGAATCTGCTGATTCATTTGCGACCGCTGCATCGGCGTCAAACGCTGATTCTCGGTAAGCTGAATCTGCATTTTCCGAATTTCATTCTGCCCGCCCGCTTCCATCTGGCGCAGGGACCATGCAACGTCGCCTTTTGTAGCTTCGCCGCGTTGAACCTGCTGCGGGTCGAGCCCCAAGCGGTTCGCGATCTCCTTTTCGACCATCGTCCGACGCAGACGCGAGCGGGATTCGCCGCCGTACCGGTATCCAGTATCGCCGCCGCCCATCCGAGCGCGCGCGGCATCGATTTTGCCCGTGTACGCGGCGGTTTCCTTGTTGCCCCACGTCGAAGGAGTCCAGCCGCCATTGTAGGCCCGCTGTGCGTCTTTCAGGTTCCCGAATTTTTGGAGGTTCTGAAGCATGACGCGCGCCATCGCCTCAATGTTCTTGACCGGATCGCGCAAGTCTGCCTCGGAATAACCGAGAGACTTCCCTGTGGCCGGCATGATCTGGCCGATACCGATTGCACCTTTCTTCGAGGTCGCATTCGGGTTCAATTGCGATTCGACGATTGCTTGTGCTTTCAGGTCTGCGCCAGTGACACCGTATTTCGACAGGCCGTATTTCTTCGCCATCTGATCGAACGTCGGATCGTACTGATTCGTAGCGCCGCCTGACATTCCGCCGCCCGAGATATTCGCGGGCGCGGTCAGGCCCGCAGCCTTGCCGATCTCGCCGGCCCATGCCGCCCACGCCTGCTGTTGGTCGACCGCGTTCGCGAACGTGTGCACCGCGCCGGAGAACAGATTGATATCTCGTTTCAGACCGAGATTCATTTGGCGCGTGTTGTCGTTCTGATTTTTCGCTTGTTTGAGCGTCTCATCCGAAACGCCCTTGTTCATGTCGGCGACTTCTTTGCCGGCCGTCTGTGCAACCTCGTCGACGACGCTGGCCCACGTCTGCTTTCCGGTCGCGAAGTTGAATACCCCTTCGATCTGCTTGCCGGCGACGCGAAACGCGGCAGGGAGCCACGTCGTAGCGGCGTTCACACCCTTCTCCATGACCTTCGCGAGCGCCCCGAACGCCTCTGCGCCCTTCGTGACGATCGGCAGGAGAACATCGCCGATGTCATGCCCCATCTTTCGGAACGCTTCGCCCGTTTCGCCGAGCGCCTTGTCGAGTTCGACCGTCGCCTTTGCGCCCTCGATGCTGCGCTGCGCCTGCGCCTCGGTCATCTTCCCCAAGTCTTCTTCAGACTTGCCGGCTTCTCGTAGCGCGTCCGTGAAATTCCGGGAAAGGCCGATCAGATCGCCATATGCGCGTGCCTGTTCCTGCGACATCGCCGCGAACTTCGATTGGATGTCCGAAATGAACTTGTCGATGTCCTTGCCGGCACTCATCCCGAGTTTTCGCAGGACGAGATTCTCTTTCCCCATCCCCGAAACATCGGTAAATGCAGACTCTTGGAAGTTGGCAAGCTGGCCGAGGTTTTCGCGCGTGTCCTGTGCACCGACGTTGCCGCCGCTCGCCTTGGAATAGCGTCGCTGAAGTTGTTCAACGTTCAGTTCGCCGAGCCCGACGCGCTGGCCCGTGATCCGCTGCTCGCGAAACTCAGCCGCAGCGGCCGACGCGATCTTGATCGATGCGCCGATGGCTGCGATCGCCGCCGCAACGCCGAGAAACTTCGCGGGCATCTTTCCAACGCCCGACATGAAGCCTTCGACCGAACTCGACGCGCCGACAATCTCTTTTTTCGCCTTCTGAAATTGTTTCGTCCATTTCGAGACGCCAGATTGAGAATCTTCCCCCTTTTTCTCAACCTGATTCATTTTTTCGTTGAGTTTTTCGAGCCTCGTAATCGAGTCTTTCAAGTCAACGGAATATTGAAGGACGAATTTATCGATTTCGTCAGCCATCGGGCATCACTCCATATTTATTCGCCCTGAATTGCGCTCGACGCGACAGCTTCAGAGATTGCGCCCATATAGGCCATTGCGGAAATCGCGACGCGTTCGCCGACTTTGTCCCAATACGAGGGGTTGTCAGCGTGCGTTTCGGGGTATATGCCGTTTGCCCTCAGGACACCATTGAAAACAGCTTCGATATTTTCCCACGTTTCGAGTTGATTCTCAACGAGTGCGCTCGTGGAGAGTTCATACTCCATTCCTTCCTTGAGAGCCTTCGCGTATTTCAGAACCTCGAAAAGAAACGCGCGGCGATACGCCTTATCTTCCGACGCCGCGAAGACTTTGAACTCGTTCTGCATTTCCCAACCAACAAGGGCCGGGAAGAGGGAAATGTCGACGATGATCGCGTTATGGTTGCGTCCTTCGAGTTCGAGAATCATAGAAATCCGCTCACTTTGGAAATTGCCGTATCAAAAAGATTTCTGGCAGTCGTTAAAACGCTATCCGGCGTTTGAATCGTAATTGACTGAGTACTTCTGTCAGAAGGTTGTGAGGGATTATACGACGATCCGCTACCCGGCGCATTACTTTGCTTCATGAGAATTTCGACATGAGTGGCCGAAAGAATCTCGGAACTCTGTGTCGCGGTAACTTCGACAACCGCCATATTTTGCGCGATGACACCCTTCGTCGAAATCGTCAGAGTCTGCATGACGTTCGCAAACGCCGCGACGACGTTCTCGTAAATCGAAAGGTTCTGGCATAGAGCCGTAACTCTCATGATGGCCGGCTGAATGATTTTCGTCGCGCGAATGTCGTCCTGCGTCAGACTCACGAGAACGATGTCTTCGGAGCGCTGATTGATCCCGAGCGGAGTTTCGCTGTTCGCCGAACTTGCATCGATTTCGACGTTCAGGATTTTAATCCCCGTCCAGACTGGCGTGTTCGTGATTTCGCTGATAGCGCTAAAACTCGCTTTCCCGAATAGAGAAGAAAGGATTGAGCCCGGCATTAGAACGCCCCTTGGATTCGGCCGGCGATGTCGGAAATTGTTTCCTTCGCGCTCGTGAGGATCGCCATGCCGCGATCGATGAGCGACGAGTCTGCGCCCTGAGCGAAAACGATCGGTTGCCGGCCCTGCACGAGCATCTGTTTGAACTGAAGCTGAACCGGCGACGCCGACAGCATATCCGAGGATTGCCGAATGCTCTGCGACTCGATGCGCATCGTCGGCAAGATGACCCCCTTCGTCGTCACACGATAAACGCCGTTGCGATCCGCCGCAACGTTCGTGATCTGCGAAAGGGTGTCGAGGTCGGGCGCGATCGCCTCGACCGTCAAGAGAGTCGGCTGAATGGTCCGCGCGTCGACGATCGTCGAGCCGTCTTCGCGGCGGTGTTCGTGCGTGGTCGAGACGTAACGAATCGTCACGCGGCGGATTTTCAACCCTTTCGCGACATCACGGGAAAACGTGGTTGTTTCGTCTGTGATCCGAAATGACGCTTGGGAAAACAGACTCGAAAGGATCGACGACGCCATTTAAAAGAGACTCAGAATGTTTTGAGCGATGCTCGCGATAAGCTGACGCGGGTTTTGTGCGCCGGCAAACGAGCCGAAACCGAACGTGTAGACGTTCCCCTTTTTCCGGGCTTGCTGCGTGATCGAATCGGCGAACGGACCCGACAGGATAGAACCATTCGTCAAAATGACTCGACCGCCATTCGGGTAGTTGACAGTCATCGTTGTGGAGTCTGGAAGGGGGATGATTGACTGAGAACCTTTTCGAGACTGAAGCAGAATCTTAAGGTTCGTGTCGTCATCCCCGCCCGGAACTACAGCGATGCTGACCCGGATAATCGCGGCTTTGTCGAAGAAAAACGGGTTCCCGTCATAGAGGAATTCAAAACCGGTCGGCTCGACTTCCTCAAATTTCAGCGGGTCTTGATCGTCAGCGAATTCGGACAGGTTGAAGCCCATCGGAAAAGTTTGAAGCGCCGCGACCGTAATCGAAGCGCCAAACCCGCTGATGTCGATCATGTTATACCTTCGCGGTCTTCGTCGCCTTGGTCGCGGCTTCGGTCGGGGCCGGGTCAACCGGCGTCGTGTCAGCGGCCGGCGGTTCCGGAAGAGCCGGGTCCGTCTCCACGAGTTCCTTGTCGAGCGGCGCGGTTCCGGTCGCTTCTTGCCCTGCGTGCTGACCCGTCTCGACGTTCATCAAAACGCCGCACGCGAATTGTTGGAAAATTGCGCTCATGCTTCATCCTTGATGGTTTTGAGGCCGTAAATCGTCATGATCTGAGCCTCGTATTTAAACGCCTCACCATCAATTTCAATGGTGAGACTCTCAACGCTCAGAACGTCAGGGACGGTCTGAAGGTTGTCCAGAATTGATTTCCGCGCCGCGTCATAATCCTTTTGCGGCGTGAAAATAGTCCCGAAGTAGTCGACCCCGTTGCTCTGGTCGTAAATATCCTCGGTCTTCCGCATCAAACATTTCTGTCGACAACTCTGAACAGTAGCTGCGGCATCCGTGATGATCGAAAGATTCTGACCATCCGGAAGGAAAATGTCGTTGTTCTCGTCCGTCTGAATCGTTGCGGTACTCATGCCGATGCCTCAGATAGAGATTGATAAGCCTTCCATTCGGAATTTGTCAAATAGAACAGGTTTGACCTTCCGTCGAAAAGTTCCCAATCTGCATCATTGTCGAAAACGAAGTTCCCGAAGTCGGGCTCGTACATGTACTCATACGGCATCAACGGAATCCCGCTGAAACACCGAATTCCACGAGCAATCGGAGAACCGCCGCGCGATACGTCCGCGCACATGTGATCGATTGCTTGAAAAATCCGGATGGTCCAATACGCACTATCGACGTTAAACGAGATAGCTTGATTCGGAACCTGAATCAGCGGGATTTTGAACATTAAGCCGCTTCCGTCGAAGTCTTCTTCGCGACGTTCTCGAAACGGAACGTGTACGGCTTCGAGGTCAGTCGGCCCGACTGCGAAACCTGCTGAATCGGCCGGCCGCGCACGATGACGCCTTGCGAGAGCGTCACGATGTCACCGTTCGGATAGTTCACGACGATGTTAATCGTATCGCGCGCGCCGCGTTTGCCTTTCGCAACACGGTTCGCTTCGAGCGTCGCGCCGAAATTCCGATCGTCCTCGGAATTCGGAATCACGCCGAGCGTAATTTCGATGCCTGTCGGCTTCGACCACGTAACCATGTCACCGTTAAGGCCGAAACCCGTGTCAGCGACTTCGAGATCGGGCGAATCGAGCGGGTCGAGGTCGTCGGCGAACGCGTTCACGTCGAAGCCGTTCGGGAAGGTATTGGACGCTGTGACGCGGCCCGTCAACCCGAACCCGGAAATGTTGATCATTGCATACCCCTTTCAATTTCGGATGATTTTAACAGCGGGCGGAATTCAGATGTTTCTCAGAATTCCGCCCGTGGCCGTTAGATCAGAGTGTCAGTGCCTTCCACGAATCGGATTGCGTCGTCCTTCGAATAGATGAGTTGATAACTCGCTTTCCATTCGGTCAATTGCGTGTTCGGGTTCGTGTAGCTGCTGAACGTGATGTTCAGCCAATACCCGATGTTCGCAACCTGACGCCATGCGTTCGCATCGCCGGAAATCTGCGTGATGTATTGCTGCTGAATCACATTCAGATTCTTGCCGGCGCTGATCGTGCCGTTGTTTTTCGCGGTGTTGACGACGCTCTGAATCACGCTCAGAAGCATGGATTCGCCCGTCTCGTTCGCCGGTACGCGCGGCACGTTCAGGAACAGCGACAGAATCTGCGCGCTGATCGCCGACTTCAGCCAGATTTCGTTCGCGTAAATGTTCATGTCGACGGCATCGTTCGGACCGCCGCACAGGATGCCGCGCTGATAGAACGCGAGCGACTGGCCGGCACTCTGCGTCTGACCGATGTAGTTCCCGCGATTGGCGTCGACGAGGTTCGCCGTCGTGTCGTCCGAAACCGTGATGTTGCGCGACGGGAACTGGTAGTACATGTAGTTCTGCGTCGCGTTCACGCGCGTGTAATCGGTCGCCGCGAGGATTTCGCAGGGCGATTGCTCGATGTAGTCGACCGGAAGCGAATCGCTCGTGATGTTCAGCGCGCAGCCCGAAAAACCCTTCACGGCTGCATACAGCGTGCCGATGTTCGCGATCGTCGTCGGAACGCTGTACATGTACATGTTGTTCTGCGACGCGTTCCAGCTTGCAACGGCCGTGATCTGATCGTTCGTGAGCGCCGGGGTCGACGTGTAGATGAACGAACCGAAATTCGTGCTGATCGCGGCGGATTTCGAGATCGACGTGTCCGGCGTTTCGGCCGCTTGACCCTTCACGAAAACCGTGCCGGTGTTCGTCCAGCCGAGCAACGACGAAATGTCGGTTGCCGGGTCCGTGCGAACGGCCGTGATCGTCGGAGCGAGTGCGCCGGTCGTCGTACCGTTCAAGACGAACTGATTCGTCGTCGTGTTGAACGTGACCGTCGCCGTCGCAAGTTCAGCGTTCGCCGATGCGCGAATTTTCGTTTGCAGCGTCGCCGCGACATCGGTCAGCGTGAGCGCGGCCGTGAGGTCGATGCCCGCGATCGGGACGACGGTTCCGCCGATGGAAAGGCTGAGGGTCGGTGTTGCGACTGCCTTCAGCGCAGGCAGATTCTTCACGAGCGAATCGCCGACGATCATCGACGCGATCGCCGCGTTCACCCAACGGGCGAAACTGATGTACGACGGCGAATTGATCGACTTCGAAATGAAGCTCATGTACGCTTTTGCGCGCTTGTATTCTTCGGATGCCATGCCGAAGTACGCGCCGACTGCATCTGCCGAACTGGACTCGAAAACGACACCCGGCGGAAGAACAGCATTCGTCGTCATCACTCGCATGATGAGGCGACGCTGTGCAACCGGAGCGCCCGCGCCGACACCCGACACGATGCGGACATAGCGGCTTTGTGAAATCATTTGCTATTCTCCATTTAAGAAACTTTGCTGCTAACTGTCTGCCACATATGCGCAGTGTCGATCAGCGGTTTATCGAAACCCTTAGCGCGAATCGTCGCAGGAGAATTCGCCGCCCAAGGTCCAGATTTAATGCTTCGCACAATGCACCCTTCTAACGCCAAGCCAATCTGAGCTAAAGCCTGTTCCGGGTTAATCGTACCGTCCAGCAATTGCCGCGCAATTTGTGCTTGAATCTTTACCTTGTCCTTGTTGAACGTGGCCCAAGCTAATCGCATAAAAGGGCGAGCCGGGATTACGATTTGATGCGCTTTCGTAACCTCGTGTTCGCCCTGAAAACTCTTGTGAACAAAGCGAGTGCCGACATACCGTCCGTCCACAATCGCGTCTTTTATGTACTTCGTTCCGCCGGGGTGATTAATCACGCCGCCAAATTCGAGTTGTCGCGCAATTTTCGCGACGAGCGGCCCGATAGTTTCCCCTTCTTTCGCCGGATATCGATCAGTCTCGAACCAGCCGGCTTGCACCGTCTTGCCTTTCAGAGCGTCGAATTGCTTAAGCATCTGAAAGTGCTTTAACGGCGCGGCGACTGAGTTGCTTTTCGAGAATCCTTTTTTCATTTCAAACCGGGAATGTACCCGATCCATAAGGCGGCACTTCGAGAGGATCGCATCGGTCTACCGCCGCGACACTGAATGTTACCTTACCTGAATGTGTAACCTCAAGGTCGAAATTCGGGTGATTCGAAAACTGATGATTATCGTCTTCAAACCATTGCGCGCGAACTTCAGAAACCCGGTAGATATTCACCTTCTTTTTAACCAATTCGCGAGCGATATTCCGGCTTGCTACGTAACGCTTCACGTATTGGAGAACATCATTTGCGGTCGGCTGATCGATGTTTTTCGGATCTTGCGGAATCAACGCCGAAATCTGAATGGTCGTAATAACCAATTGCGTTTCAATCTCGTCGAACTGATTCGATGCTGCGTTGTATTGGTTCTCCGTCGCCGGGCTCCCATATTCAATGTTGAATAGGAGTTCGAAAAATACCGTCCCGATAGACGGCACGCCTTGCTGTGTCGGTTGATCCTTCTGCACGACGAGAAACGGCCATCCCTGTGAGGCGATGGCGGCTTCGATGTACGGGACAACCGTGTCGATCAGTTCAAGATCAGTCACAACGGGTTCCCCTTTTGATCCGATCGAATCCCGAGGTCGACAGCGAGCGACATCGCCCAACCATCCTGTAAATACCACGTGTTCTGAGATTCGATTTTGTGTTGCCGGCCGTGCCAGATGATCATGTCTCCGCCGCAATCGCGATCGAGGTCGACCATTTCGATAGGCGCGAACAAACGCACATAATTGCGCTGGAATTCGAGGCCGAACTGCACATACTTGTTACGCGGCACGCGTTGAACGGACATCGGAACGTCCACGGCTGCGGCATAGGTTGTAATCCACTGCCGCGCAGGGTTCAGCACGCGCTGTGTGAAGCGCAAATACGGAACAGGCGTGAGCGCGATGACGCTCGCCGCCTGCATGAAGAGGTTCGAGCCCGGAACAATCACAGGAACACCCCTCCGACTTTGCGGAACCCGGTTCTTTCGGGTAGCCCGCCGATCGCGAACCCGCCGACTGAAAGCATTTTCAGAAGCGCCCACAGCGCTTGACCGTATGGCGTCTGAGCAAGCCAGAATTCCCAACCATCTTTCGCGGGCGGGGCCATTTTGGACACCGAAACTTCACCGATCGTCGCAGACAGGGTGTAGCCGCCTTGATCGTTCGTCGCCCCGAGTGCGGTTTGGGAACGCTGCATGCTCAGGCTCATCAAGTGAGCCGTGAGCATGTTCAAAGCCCCGACGAGTTGCTTTCCGGACAACGCCGCGCACGGGAACATGCTCCCCGTGATGAAGAGCGTCGCGGTGTCATAGTAAATCTCGATAACTTCGGGCGGATACTTCTCTTGGTCCGCGAACTCCGGATACATGATCCGAAAAAGCCCGTCGTTATATACCGGATCAGCCATCGTCAGAACTCCGAATTACAGCGTGAATTGCGAACCTTCTTGCGCGAGGGATTCCTTCACCTTCGCCTTCAGCTTCGAGCGCTCCGGCGTCAGCGGGAGAAGGTTCTCCGTCTGCGTCATGTTGCGCGCTTCCTTGGCAACCTTGCCATGATCGTGTTGGTAGCTCGAATCGACGAGTCGAACCAGACCGGCCTTTTCATGCTTGATGAAGATCGGATGCGTCAGAAGCCGCTCGTAGTTTTCATCGGTCACGGGGGTAACGAAGCCCTGAGCCGTCCAGATCGGATGACCGTCGAAGTCTTCGGTTCGTTCGCCGAAACCGGAACGCGTCGAGCGCAGACCAGCGCCGCCGCGAATGGTGATTTTGTGACGGAGAATCGGAACGGGTCCGCCGTTCTTCATGTCCTTGGAACCAGCCCAATCGACGAAGGGATACGAGACGCTCGTCGTCATGGTGGAGAGAATGAATTTCATGATGCTCAGTCCTTGTAGTGTACGTCTGCCGTTAGCCCCTGAAGCCCCGCAGATCGGTTTAAAGAGGCAGGGAGCGATTACCCCCTGCCTCTACTCGTCGAGCCTGACAGCGGCCCGATTTGCTACGCCGCCGACCGTTTTACAGGCCGATGAGGCGGACAACCGCCCACGGACGCTTCAGCATGACGCCGGCCGTCGCGTTCGAGTATGCCTCGACGTAGTTTTTCACGCGCTTCTCGACGCCGAGCGTCACGAACTTCGACTGGACCAGTTGCGCCCACGTGTCGCCGCCGTCCGTCGAGCCGTCAACCGCCGTATCGACCGAGTCGAGGAACATGTATGCGATGTCCTTGCCGTCGTCCGGGTTGCCGCCTTGGAGTTCCGGAGCCGACATCACGCGCACGCGCGGATACGTCTGCTTCAGCCAGTCGCGCACCGAAATGCCGAGGTCCGTGACGACCGACAGCATGTCGACTTTGTTCATCGGCAGGACGAGCGTGATATCCACGTCTTCCGGATCGATGTTGTCTTCCGACTGAACGCGCAGCGTGATCAGCATGAGACGCAGATCGCCCACGATGCCTTGGAAGGCGTTCGCGCCGCCCGACACCCAGCCGCCGGGAGTCGTCGAGGCGATGGCCGGCAAGAGCGACGGATCGTTCAGGAAACCGAACGTCCGATTGCCGTTCTTGCCTTCCCAGCCGTAGAAGCCGATGGCGTTGCGCATGATCTCAAGCTGAACCGCAGCGCCTTGACGCTTCACTTCAGCCGAATTGATGCGCATCGCGCTCGCGCGGCCTTCTTCGAGCAGGCCGACTTGAATCCCCATTTCGCCGCGAACGATCGTGCGACGCTCGAAGTTCACGTTCCACGAGGAAAGGGGAATGTTCGTCAGGTCGCCGTACTCCATCGCCGTACCTGCCGGCTCGACGATACCCTGAACGATTTCTTGATCTTCCCACGAGCCGACCGTCTTGACGCCGAGAATCTCGTCGATCTTGCGCGCCGAGGTCAGCACCTTCACGAAGCCCGGAAGCCATTGTTGCAGGAACTGAATCGGCGTCGGGATGCTCGCTTGCGTGGTCGGCGCGACATATGCCGAGTCGAACGCTTGCGTCGCCACGCCGCCTTCGTGCAGCAGTTCGATTTGACGCTTCACCGTCGCATGGTCGAAGACCAGACCGAACTTTTTCAGTTCGCGAACGGCCATGTCGGTCAGGCGGTAATCTGCCTTGCCGTTCGCCATGTCGAAGGCACGCACCGAACGCCCCGCGAGCGACTGGTGAACCTTGCTCAGTTGTTTCATTCTTGCTACTCCTTTTTATGGTCGCCGAACTCGCTTACTGCGTGAGTTGGATTTGCGTGACGACCGACACCACTGCGCCGGGGGCCGACGCGGCAACCGCTGCGATCGGGTTGATGACGCGAGCGTTCGGGATCGGCGTGAGGCCGTCCGGAACTGCGCCGCCTGCCGGATACGACACGATCGCGCCGAGCGGCAGAGCGTTCGGGTTCTGCGCGGCCGTCGTCGCATCGCTCACGTATGCGAGCGCGTCGCCGTAACCGATGTCCTTCGCGGCGGTCGTTTCGTTGAACAGTTCCGCGTGCATGATCGCCATGTCGGCGAACTCGCCTTCGTAGCCTTTCGGCAGGTCATACGACGCCGCGAGCGAGCCGCCGGCAACCGTGCCGTTCAGCACGTAATGCTTCGGGTGGAACAGCACGCCGTAGAACTTCGCGCCGCCGACGATGACTTCCGGGCAATTCGCGGAAAGCGTCTTGCCTTGAATGCCTTGTTCGCCGAACCAGCCGAAAACGCGGCTGATGCGGTTCGTCGACTTTGCCGGGTCGGTGCCGATCGTTTCCGATACGATGCGAGCCGGCTTCGCGCGAAGGGGACCGTCGCGGCTGACTTCACCCGCGAAACCCGACGTGTACGACCGATTGATTTTCTGTTGGAACATGGTTGCGTTTCCTCCTTACTTTTGGCCGCTCATGTACGCGGCATACGCTTCGGTTTGTTCCGAAGTCGCCGAGTCCAGCGCGGTTTGTTTGGTGAGCGCATCAGCGCGGCCCTTCGTTGCACGCTCGTGAGCGTCGAGGAACGACGTGACAGCGACGACTTCCTGACCGTCCACCACGCCCTTGATTCCCAGCTTCTTCACGCCGTAAGCAGCAACTTCACGTGCGCCCATACGCGCGCAATCGAAGGCGCCAACAACTTTAGAAAGCCGCCCATAGATGCGAGTCTTAGCATCAAGATCAGCATAGAAACGGCGAAGCGCAGCATCACCCGCTTTCGCGTGGACGCCTGCTGCCGGTCCTGCCGGAGCCTTGCCGCCGTTCTGCGGAATGTCGCCGCCTTCGCCGCCCTCGTCGCCGGCCGCGCCTTCGAGTTCGATTTCGTGCGAGCCTTCGCCGCTTGCGAGCCCTTCGATTGCGTCCGCGCCATTCTCGCCCGCCATTTCTTCGCCTTCGTCACCCGCCGCGCCACCTTCAGCGCCAGCGCCGCCCGAGGTTGCGGCCTTCAATTGCGCGATCAGGGCTTCGGCCTGCGAAATCAGTTCCGCGAGGTTGCCGCCTGCTGCCGGGGCCGCGCCCGCTGCCGGGTCTGCTGCGCCGCCTTCGTCGCCTTCCGCACCGGTCGATTCGGGCGCGGCTGCTTCCGCACCTTCTGCGCCCGCCGCCGGAGCCGCCGGGTTTGCTGCGTTTTCGCCGCCTGCTGCCGCACCTTCCGCACCCGAAGCAGCCGCGCCCGCGCCGCCTTGGTGGGCCGGTTCGGCCGCTTCCTGCTGCATGAATTCTTGAAGCGCCTGACCGAATTGCGGGATCAGGGCTTGCAGCTTTGCGACGGCGTTGTCTACGGCGGCTTTGCTTTTCAGCTTCTTCGCCGGAACGACTGTCTTCGCCATGTCGATACCTTTTTCGTTGATTGTGGAAAAGTTCAGAGAGTCGAAACAGAAGTTCCGGCTATCAAGAACGCGTGCGCCTTGGACGCGTGCCTCACCGACCAAGGCAATGTGGTTCCCGCGCATGTTCGTCTGGACTACTTCGTAATCCTGACCGTTCCATGTGCCGGGTTGATCGAGAAAATCACAGCTATAACCGAGCGACAACTCGCACTTCCCGGAGTCGAGCGCAGCTTGAAGCCGTCGAGTGAAAATTTTGAGGTCGCCGCGCAACCATCCCGAGTCGTATCGAACATTCGTCAGAACGCCGTCGACACCGTAATCCTCAGGAGCCGTCGCCGCGTCATCACCCTCGAACCCGGAAAGCATTTCATGATCGTCAATGAGGGGGACGGTCTGAAACGATGCGATTGCTTCCGGGTCTTTGATCGCCTCTTCGGGGCGGAATACTTTGACGATTCGATTCGGGTCGCCGGGGAGCCCAAGCTGACCAGCGGAATAATCGAAAATGCCGAACGACGAAATCGGGCATGCCCTGACGGACATAAAACCGTTAGCGTCGATTTTGCGATTGCTTGGCATCCCGTTTACTCTGAATCAATTACGTTAGCGCGGATTATAAGGGCCGCGCGCGTGAATGTGAATTCTCACATTTAAACGCATGAAATCATTTCCACAAGACGCAATCCTTAGTTACTTTCTTAGTTATCGTACTTTCTCAAAAATGGAGTAGCTTAACTAAGGATTGACCGTCCTAAGTCCTTGATTCTGAGTATCTTTCTTTCTTATTCTTCTTCTTAGTTATTATAAGTTAAGTATAGTTAAGGTTCAGAATAGAGCAGCGATGAGTGACGCCCCATAGCCTCTCAAAAACTCGATAACTAAGTAACCAGAGTAACTAAGGATCGAAAAGTCCTGACAAATCAAGGGCTTGCGGCGATTTCCTTAGTTACTCTGGTTCGGGCCGATAACTAACTAAGCCCCGGCGGCGGTCAGATCAAAAGTGCAGCAGCGATGATCAAGAGGTCGAGAACGATCCATTGCGGCCGGAAAATCGGGGTTTCCTTGACTGCCTCATAAGCGTCCGCGAGTTGTTCAAAGAAACCAGACTTCCTGTTTGCTGCGATTTGCATGTTCGTCACCTTACATTTTGTTTACGACTTCGCACAACTTGTCGTAGATGGATTTGATATCCGCCGCGTCGTGCGACTTCGCTGCGTTCCTGCGTTGCTGCGCATACCCGATTGCTACAGCCTGCTTCGGGTCTTTGCCGGCTGCGATCTCGCGCTCGATGTTCTCTTCCCGAGCGGCTTTACTCGTTCCAGTTGATAGCGGCATGTCACCCCTCTAGAAAACGGCGTGGCGATCATGCCGCTCCGTGAAATCATTTCATTATGCCGGCGGGTTCCCGTAATTTGCCGTCATCGCCGGGAGAATCTGAGGCGTCATGATCCATATCGCGCGGCCCGAATCGTTCATGAAGAATTCACACGTCATTCCATTGGTGAGGATCGGATATCCGGCCGACTTCATCCCGTTTTCGTCATAGACATCCATTCCTGTACCGATCGAGATTTCTCCGGCACTTGCGTTAAGCACCAGATATCTCTTTCCGGGGTTGAAACTCAAAGGCATATACATAGCCCCCGATCCCGTTTTTGCTCCTGTTTTGATTATGTTAAAACCGGGGTTAAGGGTTTGAGTCGCGACGGTTTCAATCACCGTTACCGCTGCATCACCGCCCGCCGGCCCTGTCTCGCCGGTGTCGCCCTTATCCCCCTTGTCACCTTTTACGCCCTGATCGCCGTCGTCTCCCTTCACGCCGGGGGTTCCGGCGTCTCCCTTGTCGCCCTTTGCACCCGGAGCGCCGTCTTTCCCTGCCGGGCCTTGCGGACCCATCGGGCCTGTACCGGTTCCGAGCCCAGCCACCGCACCGTACATGCCGATAAACACGTCGAAGAAATTGACAGTTCCGAGCGCGGCGGGGTCCGACTGCTTCGCTTCGAGAATCTGGCCGGCCTTGATCGAGAACTGAGCGGCCGGCATGACGGGTTTTTGTCCCGTTTTCAGGTCAAGACTGAACGCCTCGACTCCAACCTTGTCTTGCGCGTTGTCGTAAACCGTGAAAGTGATGACCGTATCGAACGTCATCAGACCATCGGCCGTATCGATTTCGAGCGGCGTGTCGGGCGTGACCGTAACAGCGCAGTCCAATGCCGGAACCCAATATTGCGGACCAGCACCAATCGATCCCGGCGTCGACGAATCCTTGATCGTCAGCACTCCAGACAGATCGATGATTGCGTTTCCCGACGCGCCAGAATCCTTCAGTACTACGTATGTTTGGTTCTTGTCCATGCGGGTGTTACCTTCCGCGTAGACGTGCCACCAGTTGTTATATACGGCGCGAACGAACGTTCCTTGTTCGAGGTGAAGAGGCGAACCCGCATGCGCGATTGCCTGCTTACCGTCCGCGTCGATATAGTAAAGCCCCGTGTGGCTGTCAATGTCATACGGACCGAACTCCGCAGAAAACAAGAACCATTGCCCGAAATATGCTTTGTCTTTCGGAAGGACGAACGACTGAAGCTGTCCGATTTGATTCGAGCCGCCAACGACAGAACCATCCGGCGGAACATCCCCGGTGTCCATGTCATAAGGCGCATCGTGAGCCGGGAAGTCTGCGAAGTGCATCGACAGCCCTTGCAACCTCGACCATTCCTTCGAGTCGCGAACGTATGGAAATCCGTCGTCCGGCGCGTCTTGAATGCCGCCGCCGCCAGAACCCAATTTCGACACGCACACGCCATACACAATGTCCGGTTGAGAGGTCGTGAACACCCATTCGTCGCCTCTTTCGAGAACAACGAAATCGACGAACTTTCCCTGAAGAACGTCGCCGATCTTAACGCCGCGCTTTAGGGAAAGTGTCAACTTCGGATTCGTTGCCGTCGCGCCAGAGTTGACAATCCCGATCCACTCGGTTTCCGTGTCTGTGACCGGACTCACGATCCCGCTGAACGGCAAGTAAAGCGAAAAGTCGGTATCGAACATCGTCGCGACGCATGGCGCGTTATGCAGCGCCTGAGGAATCAAATCGCCTTGATGCAGTGTATGAGCACCTACTTGAATCGTATCGGACATACTCAGTTCTCCAAATTATCGGAATACAGGCGCTTTCCTGCATCTACAGTTGATCGCCCAACCCGGCGGGCCAATGTCGCCTTTTTTAAGGTTAAGTTCCCCGCCGACTTCCCACAAGCGCGGATCGTCGAGTCGAAAGATTCGCCCGTCCAAGTGAACGTGACTTTCTCGCGGCGTCTTGCCGGCCGACGAGTGCAGCCATTCGAATTCTTCGCAGCCGTTTTCCTTCATTCGCTCGTCAGAAAGCGAGCTATAGAGTTTGCTCGTTTGGTCGCGCGCAATCAGGTCGACGCGGTTTTTCGCCGTGATGCCAGCTTCTTTAATCGCGTTCTCGATCCCGGACGTTCCTTGTTGTTCCGGATTCGGCGATGTCAAAGACAGCATCACAGATTCGTAAATCTTTTCGTGCGTCTCTTTCTGGATTCCGGTGATCAGCGTGTGATTGAAATCCGTCGATGCACTGAGCGTATTTGCGACGGCCTCATTATAGGTCGCGCGAGGCTCCGAAATACCCGCGACAGAAAGGCTCGCAAGGGTGGAAGTTGTAACAGATTGTTCGGTCTTCGAAACAAATTCCGGTGCGCACTTCGCGGCGAAACCCTCGAAAGTCTCTTGCCAAAACTTGTTCAGTTTTTCGAGGACTCGACTGAATACCGTTTTCGCTGCCGCGTCACCATAGAACCGCTCAACTTCCGGGTGTTCGATCGCCTCTCGCATTTTTTCGCGATAGTCCGCAAGCATCGCTTGAACAACGCCGCGCATTTCTCGCCGATACCACGCCTCGACTCCCGCGTTCGGCACGATCGGAGAACCGCGCCCCAAGGGTTCAGGGGCGCGACGCTGGCGCTTTTTGGACGCCTTGAATGTCATTCCTTCTTCTCCGGAAGAATCGGGGACGCCGGGTCATTCGGGTCGCCGCCTACTTGCTTCTTCAGTCGCGTTTGCGTTTCTTCTCGCGATTGATTCTGCATTTCGACATCGCCGTTTTCACTCTCGTCTTTCATCTGCGGACTACCCTGCATGTTTTCGACCCATTCGTTCGTGTACGGGCCGGTGCATACGTTGCCGGAAGTCATCCACGAATCGAACGCCGTCCAGTCGAGTTCAAACATGCTATCGAAACCATCCCAACCCGGCCGGAACGCCGAATTGTAGGCTTCCTTTGCTTGCTCGAAATCGTCAAAGCCAAGCATGCACTTATGCTCGTCGAATGCGCCTTCCTTGTCCTTCTGGTTCACGACGAAAACCTTTTTCGAAGCCGTGTTCGGACCCACGAAACAGTCGAGTTCGTCGCCGTCGTATCCTTTCACTCCGGAAATGAAGCCGTAGTGGTGCGGCATATTGACCGACCACGCATCGCCGGTTTGGCTGATACCCGATCGAACGGTGCCGCGAGGATTCTCGATCCGCAGAATCCGGCCGTTCATTTTCATTTTCGGAAGCTGATACGTCGGCTGCTCGCCGACGTGATTGCCCGAAACGGACGGTCGAATCGTCGCGATCGTCCCCGGCTTCACAGTGCGCCCGCTGGCGTCGTATTGGCCGATGTCAGCGCCTTCCGCGATGGTTCGATCGTGCATCCGGTCAAGCTGTTCGACGAGCCGCGCCAGAACGCCCGTAACCGCGCCCATTTGCGCCTGTTGAAGTTCGGCCAGCTTTGCCACAACTCCCGCGACAGGAGCATCGTCCTCCGGCATGGGCGCAGTGATGCCGACTTCCGGCCCGACCATCTGACCCGGCTTCATGGAGGGGACCATCTGAACGTTTGGTTGATCGCCTTCCGCAGTCGTGACCGCCGCGCCGGCCTGCGTCTCCTTCGCGGATGCGGTTTCCTGCGCGGCCCCTGCCTTCTGATACGCGGCGAGGTTTTCCGGCGATGCGCCCGGCGTTTCTTCGGCGTCTTCCTTCGTGAGTCGGTTGTAGCCCGAGCGCTTGTCGTCGCGAATCCGGTTGCGCTCTTCGTCCGGCGAAATCACGCCGCCGTCGATCAGCACCTTCCCGCCTTCCGCCTTGGTCTTGTTCAGGTCCGCTTGTTGCTGCGCCGTCATCGAGGCGACAGGTTCCATTACGACATCGATCTCGTGCTGAATGCCGAGTGACAAGCGCGAGATCAGATAGTGTCGTTGCAGGAACGGCATGTAGACGTGTTCCTGAATCGATTCGAGTTCTTCGTGGTACGAAATGGTTTCGAATTCACCGGTCGAATTGAAGCCTTTCGGAGCCGTCCCGAGCAACTTCGTCGCGGGGGTCTTTGCAATCGATGCCACGAGTTGATATTGACCCATGATAACCGCGTCGAAGTCCGCGAGAGACGTATCGAACTGCTCCATCGTTTCGTCTGTGCCGAGAACCTTAACCGCGTGGTTGTCTCGGTAGCGAACCCAAAACATGAGCCGCTGAATGAACTTGTCTTCGTTCGCGATCGCCTTCGCCGTGTCCGTGTGAATCGCGGTCGTGCGCTTGTTCATCGCGAGAAGCGGGGCTTCGTTCGCCGTCCGTTCCGCCGCGTACACGCGCTCGTAAATCCGTTGAACGAGCGGAATCCCGCCGAAAATGTACGTCGGCTTCAGGATGTCGGCCGGCTGCGGGCCGCGCGCGATGATCAGGTGCGATCGGTGGTACTTTTGACCGCTGATGATCCAGAATTCAGGCTCGTAGAAGAATTGCGACGAAGGATCAGCCGTCGATTCTGCCGTAAGCATCGGCATCATCCAGTACGGATCGATCTGCGAAATCCCTCGATACGAGCCCGGCGTGATACCGTCCGGATTGAACGGCTTTTCGTAGTAATCCGGGTCTTCACTGTCGACCACGAAGATCGCGACTCGGATGCCAAAGACGTTCTTGAATCGGTTGAATTCGATCAGGTTTTCCTTCACCTTGAATTCAACGTCGATAGCCTTGAATTTTTCAAGACTTTCTTCGTCGATCTCTTCGCCTTCGCCGAGCGATTTCAAATGCCAGCCGTTCCGGATCGCGTCCTCACCCGCGAGCGAACACGCCTTATCAACCAGCCAGTGTTGCGCGATCAGTGCACACGCCTGATGCCCGATGAAGCCTTGTGACAGATACCAATCTTGCAACGCTTCCGGGACCGCATACGAACTCTGCTTCCCCTCTGCGCCGATCGGAACAGGAGCGCCGCCGCCATCGTCCATCGCGAACCCGGTAATCGCCTTGATCGCGCTTCGGACGGCAGAATCCATCGCAAAATTCTTGCCTGAAACGGATTTCGCGTTTACACTGTCGGAAATCTCAACAAAAGGGAAGTCTTTAACCGATCGAATAATCGGGTTCGGCTTTTCCTTCTGAACGGGCCAGTTTTGCCGGGTACGCGCGAGCGGGTCGAGAGGGTCGTGACGCGGGATTTCGTCCGCGATCGACGCCTCGACCGGAGTCGGTTCCGGCGATTGTTCTTGCCGGATCAAAAACCGCTTGAAGAGTTTTTTGAACATGTTTTGAGATAGTGGTTTAGGATCGCGCTTGCGCGGACATGCGCGAATTTTACCGGTTGAGAGCCCACGATAGGTTCTCACTGTTTTTCACCAATGGAGATTGTCAAAAATGAATTTCGTCGATACCCCTGAAGCAAAGCGCGAAAAGACGAACCGCAAGAAAACCGCGTCCGTACTCTGTTCCATGTTCGCGGCGTTCATGAGCGTCGCATCAATGGGTGCAATCGTCGCTGACTTCGCGGCATCGCATGGCATGGGCCGAGGCGAAATCATTTCGTCCGCGATCGGCGCTTCCGTGTTCGGCATCGTTTTCGCAATCATCGGCCTCATGCTCGCCAGCACCGAGAAGGGGGCCGATGGTGCCAATCAATAAGCGGACCTGTCTGCCGTTTCGCGATACGTGGGCCGCGCCGGGTTCCGACATGCACCGAGCGCTGTCGGAAGGAAATCAAGCGAAAGCGAAAGAAATCTATGAAAGAGACGAAGCAGAACAAGCAGAGTGGGCGCGGTTGCGCGCTGTGCACCAGCAAAAGCGAGAAGGAATGCGGCAAAGCTGAGTGCGGGAACCGCCGCCGCGAGACTGCTGCGGTTCCCGATGACGCACAGGTGATCTTTCAATCGAGCGGCTCTTATCGCCGCTCGCATCGCCCTGCCGATTAGAAGTCGAAGAACCCTGCCGGCTGTCGTTTCGGTTGAATCATCGCCATGATAAAAGCGTCTGCGATATTAGGGGATTTAATTCCCCTTTTCTCGCGCATATCCTTTTTCGATTCAACCTTAAATTTCCCCATTCCGTCGACATCCTTATGCGGCGATGCCAGTTCGATTTTCAGTTTATCGAGAATCTTTGCCGGAACGTGTTCGGAACTGATCGAAATCAATTCGTCGTGCGGGTGATTCGCCCCATACGTGACCACCTCGTATGTCTTTCGGAAACGCGTCGCGACTCTATCCCACATTTGCGCTTTCACGTTCGAGAAATGCTCGCGGTTCGTAATGACCACGTGCGGCAGCTTCATGTAAGTTCCATCCGGGTCGTATACCGCGCCGCCAGCATTGAACGGCTCATAAATGATTTCCAGCGAGCGTGCCTCGTTCAACTCGCTGAATTTCGAGCCCGCGTGCGCACCGACTCCGATCGAGTCGAAAATGATCGACGATCCCTTCTCTAGAGCGTGGTTGAAAACCTTCGTCGACGACTTCAGGAGTTCGTCCTCCAAACCGTCCCATTCTTCCGCCCACACGACGACGTTCCCGATCGCATCGACGATCGCGTTTGCATCGTCCCCATCGTCGGCGATGTCGAACCCGGTACGCTTCGAGCCTTCGATTTTCCAGCCGAGTTTCTTGTGGGCGTCGATCGCGGCGAGAACGTATTGAAGTTGGATGATTGCCTTGTCTCCGCCCATTTTCGGAGCGCCGCCGTAGACGTGTTCGGCCAGTTTCGGGTCACGCTGATACTCGTCGTAAATGACTTTGAGCATCGTATCGGACAGAAACGGATTTTCAGTCCAATTGATCTGTTTCGACAGGCAGTCGGCCGGCGGATTGACGACGAAATTCTGGTAAATAAAATCCGTGTACTGATCAGGGTTCCAGATCAGCCAGATTTGCGAGCCTTCCCGGCGAATCGTCGGGTTAATAACGTTCCATTGTTCCTCGGTCAGATACTGCGCTTCTTCAAGCCACAGAATATCGACGCCTTCTGTCGATTTGATTTCGTTCAGATTACGCGCAATACCATAGAACAGAAATTCCGCCCCGGTTTTCTTATGTCTGATCGAGGAAATGGTGACATCGAATTCTTTCGTCCAGCCAGCAGCGTCGATTTTCCCTTTAATCAGCGTGTAAACAGACTCGCTGATCTTGTTCTGAAACTGACGCGCACACAGGAACTTCACAGTGTAGTTGCGGGCCAGATACACCGCGAACCCCGCCGCGTCGTGAGACTTCGAGGACGCGCGCCCGCCGTAGAGCGCTTTGTAGCGCGCTTTGTCCAGCCAGAAATCTCGAAGTGCGGGGTTCAGGTCATACATAGTCGGTTCCTTGGTGTCCCGCATTCTATCGAAAACGGCAGATCGATGCAAAAAGTTGATGACGAGCAATCCTCATTCCTGTATGATTTCGATCGTTGTCT